AGTGCGGGGGAAGGGATTCGAACCCTTGAACTCCTGCGAGAATAGATCTTGAGTCTATCACCGTTGGCCTGGCTTGGGCTAAGGGCCGCCTGTTACTGATTTGGCAAATTTGGGTATATAAACCCCTGTAAATTCACCCCAGGAATAGAGTGTGATAAGGGTGAAGAGAAAGCTATCAGTAGACTGGAAAATGTCTAAGAATATTTTTAGCCCAAATACATCTCTGACCAGGTATAAGGCCTATTTAGAGAGCCTGGGCTTGAAAAAGAATACTGTGGATCTCTATACTCACCTAGTTAAGACCTATCTGGAGGACATAGGTAAAGAGATGCCCACCCCTGAAGAGGCAACCAACTACCACCAGACCCTAGCCCAGAAGAAGCTGTCTAAGACATCCATGAATAACTTTGCTGCAGCCATCACCAAATACCAGGTGATGGTGAGAAAGCCAGTGAAACTGCCGTTCCTAAAGACAAACAATGCACTGCCCTATTACTTCGATGACATAGATATCTTGAAGCTGTTCAGCTCCTGCAATAACTTCAAGCATCTGTGTATGCTTAAAGTCATGTTCTTTGGTTGCCTTAGATCTGGAGAGCTGTGCAATCTGGATATCCAGGACTTTGACCCAAAGAATCTGACTCTGAGACTGAATGAAACTAAGAATGGATCTGATGCCATAGCCTACCTCAATGATGAAGCCGCTAAGATGCTGAATCAATATCTGCAAGTCAGACCGCCCTTGACTGTTGAAGATCGCGAACCTATGTTTTTCACCGACTACGGCAACAGGTGGACGGTGAAGCAGGTTCATAAGATGTTTGTATCCCATAAAAAGGCAGCAGGCATTATGAAAAAGGGAGGAGTTCATTGCTTCAGCAGACACTCTTCAGCTACCCTCTTAATAGCTCAGGGCTGTGACCTGAAAACTGTCCAGGCCATTCTGAGGCATCGGGACATTAACACCACGTTAAGATATACTCACCTGAGCGATAAGACAAAAAGAGAAAAGTATGAGCAATTCATGAAGCTATAGCGAAAGCGAACCATGAATTAACTTTTTTATTCCAAAATCGAGCTTTTCTTAGTTCAGGCATTAGATATTTCATTTACCTTACCTATAAGAGGGATGTGATGGTACAAGGAATGATGAATACATGCATAGGAAACCTGACACAACTATCCATTCATATCACAAATAAGAAAGCCATGTCTATCCTACCAAAAACCGCGCTAGCTATGTCCCATTTTAGGCGGGATGGTCTAAGATGATTGAAGAGAATTTTGATGTTTCATTTATTGCAGATTTAGCGCGCCGTGAAAAGCAAATTCAACAAAACTACAGACCAATCATTGCAGTTCATAAATGGTTTGCCAGAAGACCAGGTACTTTATTTCGCGGAATTTTATTATCCGAATTTGGATCAAAGCCTCTCAAAGAGCTTTATTTTCAAAGAAATACGCTCTCAGGCGTTTGTATTGTCGATCCATTCATGGGTGGAGGTACGCCATTACTAGAAGCAAATCGCCTTAGCTGCAAAATAATTGGATTTGATATAAATCCTATGGCTTATTGGATAGTGAAACAGGAAATAAATAATTTAGATATCAATGCATACAGAGATACTGCTTATAGGCTCAGGCAAGAGTTAGAGACTAAAATAGGTTCACTTTATCAAACTAAATGCTCTTTATGTGGCTCTAAAAATGCTAAAGTGAAATATTTTCTGTGGGTAAAAGTTTATAGATGTAGTAAATGTAATAGTGAAATTGAACTCTTTCCGGGATATTTAATATCGGAGAATGTTAGACACCCAAAGAATGTGGTCTTATGCAAATCGTGCATGGGCTTAATAGAGATAGATGACATTAATGATCCCGGTTACTGTACATATTGTGGATCTGAACTTGCAATACAAGGTCCTGCAAGACATAATCGTTGCATATGCCATGAGTGCGGTTATGATAATAAATTCCCTGATGCGACACAAGGCGTACCAAGGCATCATATGTTTGCAATAGAATATTATTGTCCTATATGCAAAAAAAATCATAAAGGCCGATTCTTCAAGAAACCTGATTTTGAAGATCTTTTACATTTCGATGAGGCTAAGAAAGCCTATCTTGAAATGAATCCTGAATTTATCCCTAACGAGGAAATACCTTTAGGCAAAGAAACTAACCGTCTTCATCGCTGGGGCTATCAGTATTATAAAGATATGTTTAATGAAAGACAGCTCTTAGGATTAGAGCTGAGTTGTAGAATGATAGCAAAACAGCCAAACGAGCGAATAAGAGATGCTTTAGCTACTAACTTATCAGATTTATTACGGTATCAAAACATGCTCTGCCGTTACGATACAATGGCGTTAAAATCCTTGGATATTTTTTCTATACATGGGTTCCCTGTTGGCCTTATTCAATGCGAATCAAATATTTTAGGAATATCAAATGGTATAAAAGAAATGAGTATAGGAAGTGGTGGATGGTCAAATATAATTGATAAATTTGCGAAAGCCAAATCATATTGTGAATCTCCTTTTGAAATTAAGCATATCGGCAAAAAGAAAATAGTCATAAAGACAATAGGGGAGTGGATTGGCGATATTAATGATCACGATCATCTAGATAAACGAGAGATAGAGCTTTATTGTAAGAGCGCGATTAATGCTGATTTGCCATCTAATACAGTCGATGCGGTATTGACTGATCCGCCTTATTATGGAAATGTTCAATATGCTGAATTAATGGATTTTTGCTATATTTGGTTGCATAAACTAGTAAATGATAATAACCTAGCAAGTACCAAATATTCGACTCGGAACTCTGAAGAGCTTACAATTAATGCAGAAATGGGAAGAAACATAGACCATTTCACTGAGGGCTTATCTGCAATATTTCAAAAGATGGCAAAAGCCCTAAAACCGAATGCCCCATTAGTATTTACTTACCATCATAATACTTTAGAGGCATATTTGCCTATTGCTGTGGCCATTCTTGATTCTGGTCTTATTTGCTCTGCGTCACTTCCAGTACCAGCTGAAATGGAGGCATCGATCCACATCAAGGGGACAAAATCATCAGTTATTGATACGCTCTTTGTAAACAGATCTACAAATATAAGCTCAATAGATTCTAGCGCCGACATACAAAAGGAAATAGCAAAATTCTTAATTAAAGATATAAATGAATTAAAATTAGGTGGAATAAATCCTACTGAGGGAGATGTACGTTGCATTATTTATGGGCATCTTATTCGATCTGCAATCTTGCATTTAAGAAATAAATGGGATAAGGACAAGCCGATTAAAGAACGTCTTTGTATTGTAAATAATTGGATTAAGGATATTGATGGAATTAACTTAGTAAAACATATTTTAGATAGCATGAATGGAGGATCGAATGTCACATTTTCCCTTTGAAGTGGATTTCAATGAGATTAGAGCGAATCCTGATCCATATATATCTAAGATATTTGCAAGCCTAGAATCGGACTTTCTAGCTTTGCCAAAAGGTGCAGGATTCATAGAATATCCTGTTTTTGAAAGAGGGTATGAAGCTTTAAAAAAATCTACGCAAGGGTTTACTAATATTTCCGTAGATAAAATATATGAGGCTGCAACCAATATACCTATATCCGTAATAGTGCTACGATCGATCCTCGGATTCACGCCACCAGAATGGGCATACATTACATCTCAACGTACCGGAGAGGTCATTTCTCAGGGTTCGGCTAGATCATTAGATCGTAGAATACGCATGGAACCATTAAATCCCCTGAGTAATAGGGAAAATGAAACAAGGAAAAGACTCAAATTAATGATAATTGTAGCATGTCAGCTTATCAATGAAGGTATACCTGAAATTGAGGAAGGAAAGATACACCGCTTAGATAAGGCCGATACAAGCAATAGATTTGAGGGAGTGAGGTCCATGGCCGATATTGGAGTTCCATATGCTATGCTACTTTATGAGCGGTTTTTAGGAAGACCTTTTGCAGGCCATCGAGATTCAGTTAGTGAAATTATTGGTGATAGATTAGAAGCTCCAATAGAAGCAATTCTTACCCAAGCAGGAATAAGTTTTCATAAGACAATGCGTGCTGAAAAGGTTCAAGGATTCAATCAAGCTCCTGACTTTATAATTCCTGATGAATTTAATCCACAGGTTATAATTGAGGCTAAAATAACAGAAGATGATGGTACGGCAAGAGATAAGGTAGCACGTATTCAAAACCTGTATAGCCAAAGCATAGAGGGCCAGAGGGATGGACCCCAAAAATATGAGGTGATTGCCTGTATAGGAGGCCGGGGATTTGGTGTTCGCCGTAACTTAATGAAGGATTTGTTATATGCAACCAAAGGGAAGGTTTTTACGCTAAGTACCCTGGATTACCTTATCGAGAATACTCGCCTTAAAGAATATAAAACTAGATAAGATTTATAACTAATTTATTATCATAGCTTAAATATAACATTATTATTTCTTTAAGATGTACTCAGCCAAGTGACAAAACAAAAAGAGAAGAGTATGAGCAATATATGAAATTATGAGCCCAGCCATAGTGCTAGGCTTATAAACTCTTTTTTCTGCCTTAACACCATAACGGTTATATCTGCCACAGTATATCTATAGGAACCATGGATAACTAAGATTTGCCTTAGTTGCCACTGATAAGTTCATAAAAATGCTATTGGTGAACATGGTATTGATAGAAAAGACCTCTAAGAAAGATGAAAAGCAGCTTAAAAAGACATCAGTGAATCTGGCTAGGAAGCCTCCCAGAGATCCTATAGAGAGCAGAAGGCTCCTGGCAAAGCTTAGGAGAATAGTGGAAGGGGAAGATCTGGGCCTGGAGGAGTTGGCTTCCCTAGAGCATAGCCAATGGAGCGACTGGATGAGACACCTCTTCGGGAAATGCTACCAAGGCACAGGTGGCTCCCTGATAATTCCACCCCATCTAGTGGCCAGGTGGCAGAGACAAATGAAGACTCCCTATAGTGACCTGCCTCCAGAAGAGCAGAAATCTGATAGGGCAGAGGCCAGAAGGGTCCTGAGCCTAAAATGGCTGGAGGAGCCTCAGAATGACGGCAGTGGTCATGGTCTATAAGAGCGGTAAAACCATGGCAGATAAGGAAGAGTCATGCCCTGCAATCCAGCCCACAGAGGATGGCCTCCCCAGCCAGGCCGCTAAACCACAGGATAGACTGAAGGAGAAGCTTCAGAAGAAAGCTGAGCTGGATAGAAAGAGGTCAGATGATCTGAAAAGAAAGAGGCAGCAGGCAATAGAGTTTATCGCAGTCCTGACAGAGGACATCATGCAGGGTGGCGATCAGATCCTTCTGGATGCCATTGACAGCCTCTTTCAGGTCCTAGAGTGGGAGAAGGCCTACTGGCCTGAAGGGACCCCTGAGCAGGAGCCTAGCCAAAGGTTGAAGGTCCATCTGGCTGCCTGTTTGCCCAACTACCAGCAGGCACTGAGAATCTGCATGGAGCAGAAGAAAGCCCAGGAGGCTGGCTATGCCAGCTAGCTGGTGGCGGGCGTGATGTCCCCAAATAGCAGGAGGTCTTAAATGGACCTCTCTGAGGCCATTGTTTTGGGCTTAGAAGCCATAGGTTTTATGGCTTTAGTATTCTTTTATGTCTTATTTCAGTATGCCATAGAAAGACTTAAATCCTATGGCAAGCTATAGGTAGCCTTGGCGGGGGTTCCCCTGCTAAAGTTTATTGAAATCATTAGCGGTGAAAAGGAGTGAATAACCGTGACAATTAGAGTTACAGTGCCGCCACAGCTGAAAAACGAGAGTTTCAGGTTTTGTAAGGTAGCGAAGAGGGATAAGAAGCCCTTCGAGCAGGGATGGGCAAAGAAGGGCTACCTTTACAATGATCCTGGCCTCCAGTCATGGCTGGATGCTGGTGGCAATTATGGCATTCTAGGAGGGTATGGAGATCTGGTGATCCTGGATGCTGATGACCTGACCAGGCTCCAGGAGCTGGGAGTGATTGCTCTCCTGCCAGAGACATTCACTGTCAGGACTCCAGGGAGAGGAGGCTGGCACATTTACCTCATCTGCCCAGGGGTAGAGAAGAAGATGGCTCTCTATGACCCTGAGAAGACCTCTGTTGACGGCAAAGAAAAAGAGCAGCACGTCCATGTGGCTGATCTGGTGGCTCTGGGCATGCAGGCTGTAGGTCCCAACTCTGTCAGGGAGATCTTCAGGGAGGAGGGCACTGAGATCAGGGCCTATGAAATTGTCAAAGATATGCCCATAGCCCATATCACAAAAGATCAGTTACAGGAGGCCACCAAGTGCCTGAAGACCTCTCCAAAAGTGGAGAAAATGCCTGCAAAGACAAAAAGCGAAGAGCCCCAGCAGGCAGGATATAGGAGATGGTCTGAATCCTTACGTGTAGAGGAGGTCATGCTGCCTGATAGCATCATCATGGATGACCTGGAAGGCTCTGGAGAGATACAGGGAGCCCACCCTATCCATGGATCTGATAGCGGGCGAAACTATGCTATTAACGTGAAGAAGAATAACTGGATTTGCTTCAGGTGCAAAACTCCAAGTGGAGAGCACTGTGGAGGAGGACCCTGGGAACTGCTGGGCGTTAGAGAGGGAATCATCAGCTGTGATGATTGCTACAAGGGCTGGAGGAGAGATAAGCCAGAGAAGTGGGCTACAATCCTCAGGAGAGCCAGAGAGCTGGGAATAGATGTGCCCAGGCTGCCTGATGGCGACAGCATGTCTGAATTCAGGAGAGACATCATCAGGTATTGCGTGGAAGTCCTCATGGGGTCTGAGAGCATAAGAACACTACATTCCGGTGAGATCCTGCTCTATGATAACGGCGTCTACAAATTTGGAGGTGACATCCTCCTGGGCTCAATGATCCAACAGCTTGGTGGTCCACAGACTACTAATACTGTGGTGCAAGAGGTTCTAGGGCAGATTAGGAGGCTGACAGCCTGCGATTTCCTGGAGTTTGACACTGACCCATACAAGATTTCAGTGAAGAACGGCATCCTAAACCTGAATACAGGCCAGCTGGAGCCCCATGATCCCAACTTCCTGACTGTGATCCAGATCCCAGTGAATTTCAATTCATCTGCTGACTGCCCCAAGATAAAGCAGTTTATGACTGAGGTTGTTAAACCTCAGACCCTGCCCCTACTGGAAGAGGTGGCAGGATACTGCCTTTTGAGAGCACATAATATCCATAAAGGCTTTTTGCTACTGGGAGAGGGCAGGAATGGGAAGTCTACCTGGGTAAACCTCCTGGCAGCCCTGGTTAGTCTGGAGAACACCTCTCAGGTTCCTCTGCAGCAGCTGGGCAGGAAGTTTAAGACCAGTGAGCTAAAGGGGAAGCTGATCAACTTCTATACTGACCTGCCTGATCTCACGGTGGCTGTTACTGATGCCTTTAAGATAGTCACCTCTGGAGACCCCATGACCATCGAGGAGAAGTATAAGGCCCCTCAGAAGATGATCAATTATTCAAAGCAGGTATTCAGTGCCAATGCCCTGCCTAAGTGTCTGGATGAAACCTATGGCTTCTTCAGCAGGCTAATCCTGATAGACTTCCCCAACAGATTTGAGGGTTATAATGCTGATCCATTCCTCCTGCAGAAACTCACCACCCCAGAGGAGATGAGCGGTTTTTTGAATCTGGCCATCTCAGGGCTCAGGAGACTCCTGAAGAACCAGAAGTTTTCCTATGACAAAGATGTGGATGATATAGCTGAGGAATATCAGAGGAGATCTGTCCCTGCTATGGCTGTAACAGAATTTGTGACTGCAGCCACCCTGAAGAATACCTCTGAGGCAGTCCTTAAAGATGATATCTGGATGGCTTATAGAGGCTGGTGTGTGGAGACTGGAGAGAATGAGCTACCCAAGGAGAGCTTCTTCAAGGGAGTTTATTCTGCCTTTGCGGTCTCAAATACCAGGGTCTCTATACGGGGATTCAGAAGACCTGCTCTGAGAGGACTGATCCTTTCAGAGGAAGGAAAGAGGCTATCTAGCTTAGGGAAGACTGTCTCTCCAGAGTATTCAGTGCATGGCCGGGACAGGGGCATGGCAGAGATGGCAGGGTAGATCCTGCAAAACTTTTCTATTTTGTGCTCGTTTTTATTTACTGAGTCTCCCTCAACTATAATAAAAATATGCTCATAATAGTGTCAGGGGTAGGGGAGTAAGTTAACGATGAAGTAACACGGTTATTTCAACACCAAGAGCCTTCTGGCAGGGGTGGCATGGATGCCCAGCCCCAACTTTTACTCTATACACTCCCCCTATACTATTTTCTCCTCTCTCTAATAGAGGGGATATCCTTGACAGATCAACCAGGAGCCTCTGCTTATTGATTTTGCGCTGCCACTTATGTAGTAGATTCTAAATTAGCCCTGCCATTATTATAGCTCTATGCCTATAGTTATAATAGACGTTAATTTAACTTTTTTCATGAAAAGGCTTATTAACCTAGCTTATTTAATGGAAATTGTGGGAGATAAATCCACAATTTAGAAAAGGACCATTAAAATGAGGTGATAATCTACGAAAATTAATATCTGTACCTTATTGGTCCTGGCTCTCTATTTGGTCACGCTGATCCCATCACTAGCTAACACAATCTCCGAGGATGTAATGGTCTTAGGAGATGGAATAGGCCATTTCACCACTGATAACAAAGAGGTCAGAGAAAGAGCCATAGGCCAGGGAATGCAGAGTTACTCAAAGAGGTTAAATTGGACTCAGAGCGAGGAGAACTATGCCTTTGGGTCTGATTATATCCTGCAGGCCTCCCAGAAGAACATCTGGAACCAGTATATGCTATCAGCTAACAGCAAGAGGGTAGGCTGGCAGAGCAACCTGAGGGCTAGCAACCTGGGCAACTTTACGGGCATGGGCAGAATGCAGATGTTCTCTGAGAGCTTCGACACCCTGTATTTCATGCAGGGCGAGGGCATGCTGCAGGGGTCTGTCATAGATGGTACTGGAATGCATCCTGAATGGGTGACTACCACCTTTGTCAATGGCAGCTTTGTGATAAACTCCCATGTCAATATCAGTAAACCACTCCCCATCCGTGGTGACTGGTTATCATTCTGTGAGAATAGTAGACTGCCAGTGCCTGCAGGTATAATGAATAAACCTGCTCCACTGAAGAGCTAAAAATAGAAAAGCTCAGACTGCTGAGTCTACCATTTCCTTTTTAACGCACCTTTGAGCTTCAAACCCTATGAGCCACTGCCGATCAACAAACTTGATTATCTCCTGAACCTTTGCAGCCGGATAAAAGGTAAATCCTCCCACCACTTCACACTCCAGAGAGGTCAGAGGAACATAGATGAGGTTAGGGATGTGTCTATATTTTCTCTGCTTTTTCTCCAGCCAGTGGAGGCTTTGCTGGGGCCTCTTCGGATTAAACCAGAAGAACTGTAAGTTCCACTCCTCACCCAAGTAGCCAACCTTTGCATCTATGCCTGCCATGTCATTTTGAACATCATAATAGACATAGGAGAAGAGGTCTGACTCCTGAAGCCTTACCAGAAACTCCAGATCTCTAATGAAGCTGACATAGGTCCTTCCCAGTCTCTTGGTCCAGTCACTGGGCTTGAAGCCCCTCTTTTTTAGCCATTCACTGACCATTTCGGTATGTCGGTGACAAAACTCTACCTCATCAGGAGGCACACTCTGGCCGTCAGCCATCCTCATGAAGAGTTCTCCAAAAGACATTATTCCCTGGGGCTCTGCCCTCTCGATCTCTCTGGGCACATAGGTATCATAAGTCCTGGTTGTCTTTGATGCCCAGTCTCTTATGCCTGCAGTCGTAAAGTTGGATAGGTCTGGTCTATATCCCATGTTTCTCCCTCCTTTGCAGCACTTCCAGTAAGCGCTGTTTTCCCATAGCCTTCCTATAGCGCCACAGCACTTACAGTGAAGTACGGTGGCACTGTGTGCTTCGCGCACCATGATAGCTACATGGAATTACCACTCCCCAGTGGTCATACCATAGTAGCTATGGCTATCCAGGAGAGTTGTATGATATAAATATATCTGTCGAAAATGATTAATTTTACAAGATCTCCTATTGTGGATGTTGAGGGATATATGTCACATACATTTCTTCCTTACATATGATATTACAGATTGGAGCAAACTATGGGATATCTATGGCATTTATGGGAGACTTCAGGAGAAAAGCCTTAAATATGGGAGCTACAGATTGAAAGAAATCGATGGCAGTAGACAGGAAACATAGCCAAAAGACCCTGGAGCAGAGAGGACTGGCCATAATTGCCATGACCTATCCTGAGGAGATGGGGATAATCGCGGTGGCCTCAGATCTCTCTGAGAGGACTTGTGAGCAGGTGAGCCCTGACCAGATAGCATCTCTTAGGAAGAGGCTGGAGAAGGGGAAGTCCTACAGGGAGGCTCTCCTGCAGGTGGAGAGGGCTGACATCAGGTTCAAGCTGAAGGCCCTGGCAAAAGATCTGAGAGACCTTTTTGATGAAGGCTCGGGGGAATCGGATCTCATGAGGGCCAGGGCTTATGCAGGTCACACCCTGGCCGGTGTCTACAAGCAGCTCTATGATCACCTGGGTGATGAGATAGAGAGGGTCAGGGCAGAGGACACTGGTGAGGAGGGAGAGGAGCAGGACGCTGATTTCACCCTGGTGCCTGATGAGGAGCCCCAGACTTCCTCTGCTGTGGCTCAGCTACCAGGCCCTGTCCCAGCAGAAGAGACAGCTGCCCCTGAAGATGATGAGACCCGGAAGATGAAGCTACTGGAACGCTTTTTATAAGGACTGGCTATGGTCCACAGACCACCCAAACAGAAGCTCAAAGTGACTTCAAAGATGAGGAAGCAAATCTCAGCTTCCCTGGAGAGGCCCCTGCATAACTGGGAAGTTTCTTTCCTGGAGGATTCCATCTTTGATCTCAAAGCTTTCACAGCTACTGTTTACAGGTGGGCTGTAGAAAAGAAGTTCGGGCACTTTACTGCAGGGTCCTATATCTGGAGAATGTGTGACTTCCTGATGAGCAATAACTGGACCCTCTATGTAGGACCCAGGGCTCACTGGAAGTCCATGAGGTTCTATGACCTGGTGCTCTGGGACCTCTGGAGATACAAATTCCTGCCCCTGATAGATCCCCTCCATACCACCAGGGATTTCAGAGTGCTCTATGGCTCTTATAAGAAGAACCTGGCCGATGAGCACATCCTGCAGATTAAGGAGCTGGTAGTCAATTCTGTCATGCCTGACCTGGGGCTCAAAGACCATAAGAAGGATGCAGAGACCCTGGCTACCTGGACCTGGGATGCTGGAAAGCACAAATACAGGGTTAAGACCTTTGGCATGCTAGAGGGTCTCAGAGGAGGGCACTCTGAGAGGGTCTATGTGGATGACCCCTTCAAAGATCCTAAGTCTATCACTGCTCCGACAGGCATATTTGAGATTAACCAGCTCTTTACCGGCACAGTGATGAGCATCCCTGTGGACTCACCCTATGAGCCAGGGCAACTCCATGTGATAGGCACACCTCAGACTGAGGTGGACTTCTTCTATGATCCTAACATCCTCAGGGCTTTCACCAGGGCTGATGGCAGCCCCGCCTATCTCTATGAGAAGGCCATCATGATGACCAACGGCCAGGAGTCACCACTCTGGCCTGAGATGTATAGCCTGGAGAAGCTCTATGAGATGAGGGCCTCTAGGAAGGTCAGGCTGGCTGGAGGAGTTATCAGCCTCTTTGAGCAGGAGTACATGTGCCAGCCCAGATCCTCAGCCACCAGCTACTTCAGCCATATCAAAATCATTGCAGACCAGCACCTGAAAAATCTGGACTTTGCTACAAAAGCCATCCCTGAGTTCATCTATTCAGGGAAGCAGATAATAGCAGGATACGATCCTGGCAAAAAGGTCCACCCTGCTCACTTTGTAGTGCTGCAGTACCTGAACAGGCACTACTTCCAGCTCCTTTCCAAGTGGTTTGATCATGTGGACTACTCTGTGCCAGATCCAGACACTGGCTACTCCCAATTTACCTACATAAATAAGGCTGTTAACTTTTTTGGCATTGGAGTTGTCTACGGTGATAATACGCATGGAGAGTTAGCTCAGTGTGAGGAGCTGGGAAACAATGGAGATGAAACGGCAACTATTTTTAATCTTCAACCCATTATCATTAACAGAGAGATGAAGACCAGGATTGGAATAGAACTAGATACCGTTCTCAGTTCTGGAAGGCTCCACCTACTGGATGATGACAGACAGCTGAGATCTCTCAATGCTGTCCAGGGCGATCTGTCGATAGTAGAGGGCACAGATCATCATGGTGAGGGATTCACCAGTCTGGGACTCCCTATAGTTCATATGGAAGCTCAGGCTGGTAGGATGAATATTGCACAGGCCCCTGGTATGTATTTTATGACTCCTGCATAGCGTTCTGCTCGATTCAAGCAATTATGCTCTTATTGAATCTAAATTATTAAATTACGATAAAGTTAAGTATATTGTCGATATTAGGCAAAATTTGCCTGGCTCCTTTAGGGAGAGTGCCGGGTAGTGATCTGATATGTGTGGATCAATTACAGGAGGTGATGGAGGCCTTATGGTCTTCATCTTGAAGCGTAAAGGAGATGGGGAGACAAAAGAAAGTAACTGGATGGGCCAGGATATAGTGTTAGCTCACTGTGAAAGTGAGGCCTATGAGATAGCAGAAGCCCATTATCCAGTTAAGCGAGATGACTATGTAGAGGTGGAAGTGATAGGCCTGAATAGGCCTGCTTTCATAGGAGGATGCTGCCTAAACTGAGTTAGCACTTCTATCCTCTTTTATCCTTTTTACTGTGGACTATCGCGAAGCCATAAATACCATGGGACTACCCAAGAGTCATGGGGTGAGTCTTGATGGACATTCATGGCATGACTAAAGAAAAGCTCCTGGCTGATTTGAGGGCTGGGGCTGTGAATGTTATAGCTTTACATCCTCTAAGTCAGGGAGAGCAGGATCTCTTTGATGAGGCCATGGGAAAGCTTAGGCTGGGCATATCCTGGCTGGGCCTGGCTGTGGGCACTGATAGAGCTGTCATCTATGAGTGGCCTCTGGCAGAGAGAATGGCCAGAGACTACGATGATCTGATCCAGCTCCTGCAGACTCCTGGCTACAGGCTGCTGCATATAGAGGGCTCAGCAAATCTGCAGGTTTATGGCTCTGTCCTGAGGGTGGCAGAGCAGCTCCTGCAAGAGAGGCAGATTCTGCTGCTCTTTGACTATGATTGTTATCCTGGGGAGGGCAGGATGGCCAGCTTCTTCATAGTGCCTATGGAGGGTTTTGAGGCACATAACCCTGGATTCACTGAGGTATTGCAGAAGCTGAAGGCTGGGGAGGATCATGCTTAGAACGATTCCATAGTTAGATGAGGATACAACTTAAATGCCTAGGACATCTCTAGGTAGGAAGCCTTACCATAACATTTATAGGTAATCATGGCTTCTATGGTGACCTGGAGATGATCATAATAACTGCTCCTATTGAGAGAATATCTGATAAAAGGGGGATTTGTGGTGAATGTGGCTGGGAAGGACCTTTCACTTTTGTGCCCATGCCAAAGGAGCTTGGTGGAGGCAGGTTCTTCCTGATTTGTAAGGACTGTGCTGCTGTAGCTGAGGTCACCAGGGAGCCTGAGGAAAATCCTGAGCTGGCTGCTGATTACCTGAAATGTATCCCTTATACTGGTGTGGGATCTGACACACCAACTGGGAAGATAGGTGACTTTGGAGCCCTCAGGACAAAGAGGAATTACAGGATCAAATATACTACAGCAACAGGAGGCCAGCTCACTTGGATTGACTTTGTGAAGAAGATGGGCAGAGATCCAGAGCTACTCCTGGAGTGGAGAAATGAGCAGCTGGCTGCAGAGGGAAAGAGAGTGGAGCCCTTCAAGGTGACTGGCAGTTTGCCTGGACAGAAACCTTCAAAGCCTGTTTTCAAGGTTTAAGGCCCATAATAATTGATATTAACCATTTTTAAGGCTTATTTTTCTAAAATAGCATAATATACATAGTATTTATATTTGTAATGGCCTTTCAGGTCTTTTATGACCAGTAGGACAAAGAGAATAAGTAAATCTGAGATAAAGACTCATGATATCAAGCCTACTGTTGAGTTTCATGCTCAGAATACTCAAACATCAATTTCCTTTTACCAAATGATGATAAATGACCTGAAAAGCTTCCTGGTGGCAGATCCATCCAGGACTAATAAGTATGTCATTTATGATGTCATGCCCAGGCTGGACCCAGAGATGGGAGTGGCTCTGCAGATGATCACCTTCTCAGTGCTAAATTCTTACCAGGGGCCAGCTCTGAAGGAGGGCTATAAGCCCAGCAGGGAAGACTTCTTGAGTGATATAGAAAATATCCTGGCTGAGATAAAATTCTCCACTAACCTGCCAGAGATTGTGAGGGGCCTGGTGAAGAATGGTGATGTGGTCTGGAGGCTCTTTAGAAGAGGTGCCTCTTCGACCATAGACAAAGTGGAGCTACTTCCAACTTACGCTATCACCATTATCGATAACGATTTTGAGAAAGACCCTGAGAATAACAAAGTGATCAGGAAGAGGGAGAACTATCTGGTAGGTGAGAGGTCCAAAGATCAGATCAAGAAGCCCTCCCTGCAGCCTGTGATCCAAACCAGCCAGGGCACACCTACTACAGAGGTGGCTACAGTGCCCCAGAAGGTAGGGGAAGCCAGAACAAGAATTCCTGCAGATGAGGTCCTCCACTTCTCCATGATGAGCCAGGGGAATTACCATAAAGACATCTTTGGCAGGGATACCTATGGCATATGGGGCATCTCACCCCTGGAGAGCCTTGTCTTTGTCCTGAAGATGAAGCTGGCTCTAAATTTGGACTATCTCAGGTGGAGCAGGACTGGCATGCCCAGGTGGGATGCTGCACTAGACCTCACTGAGGTCATGAACCTGATGAACTATCAGGGGTCTAACCAGGAGAGGCTGAAACAGGCCAGAGACATGGCCAACGATATCTTTGAGGAGTTCAGGAAGAAGCTCTACTATACTGATAATGATCCTAACTCTCCCACCTTTGGCCAGGAGCTGCCTATTGAAACTGACCACATGTGGATTCATGGCACTAATGTCACTGTGGAGCAGAAGGGCGGCCAGTCTGAAGCTCCCGTTCACTATCTGGAGGTCATTAAGAAGTGTGACATGTCCATATGCAGTGCCCTAGGCGTTCCTTTATCCCTCTTTGGCTATGAGTCCGGGAGCACTTATGCCATCGGCTACATCACCCAGCAGTTCATGACCTCCATAGGTGGAGGGCTCCTGAAGTGCATTGAGTCCACGGTGGAGGACTTCCTCAGGGCTGAGATGAAAGCCAGGAAGATGGACTTCACTGAGGCTGATTTTGACAATCTCATCCTGAAGTACAAAGTCAATGACACTGAGACCCTGAAAGCAGAGCTGGAGGTGAAAAAGCTCCAGATCAGCCTGGCTGGAGAGGCATATGATAAGGGGATAGTCACCAAGAATGAGGCCAGGGAGATCCTGGGGCTGCCTCCTGTGGAGGGTGGTGACGAATTCAAGCAACCTCCTGCAAACCCATTGGAGGGGCTACTGGGAGCAGGCCCAGGAGAGCAGAGGCCAACCCAGGGGAAGCAGCAGCAGGAGAAGGAAGAGGGTAAGGAGAAGGAGCCTAAAGTTGGTGAGCAGTCTGAGTGGATGAGGTACATGACAGATGAGGAGCTGCATGGGCCTCATATCCATCACCATGCTGGGGCAGAAGCTACTAGGGAAGAGGCCACTGGAGCAGAGGCCTCACCTCTGGCACCTATAGAGCTGAAGCTGGAGGCTGACTTGCTGAAGGAGTATAACCTAGCAGTCCAGCAGTTTGCTAATGGGGCCATAAAGCTCCTGGATGGGGTAACGAATCAGGAGCCTGAAGAGACTGCTGCGGGGATTCTTTAGGTGAGGATGGCTAAGACGAAAGAGAAGCCACTCCAGGATGTCAGACCTCCAGCTCTTTCTCCTGCAGGAGCTGGAAATAAGGTCTCTATTCAAACCCTGAAACAGTTTGACAAGCTTAGGACCCAGCTGGTGATAGAGCTTGATAGAGCTACTATAAACAATCTGGTGAAATCTTATGCCAGGGGCCAAGCTGTGGCCACCTGGGAGAGCAGCCAGGGGAAGGAGAAAATAGAGCTGGGAGGTCCTGATCCAAATGAGCAGGTGAAATATCTCCTGGAGGCCATGAAGCCCATACATGAGTATAATGACAAGCTGGCCACTATACTCACGAAGAGGCTGACTGACCAGATCAACTCAGGCACTGCTCCTGGAGTCATGGCCAAAGGCATGCAGGAGACCATCATCCACTTCATGAAGGCTCCTGTAGAGGTGCCCTTGAAAGGCCCTGATGGAAAGCCTAAGCTGGATAAAGACGGGAATCAGGTGGTGAGGGTCTATTCACCAGAGGCCTATGCTAACCTTCTCTCCAGGACCTTAACCTATTCTCTCAGAAACAGAGGGTATCTTGACCATTATAGAAAGATGGGCAGCTATGATGGCTGGACCTCTATCTGCTCTGATGATGAGAGGAGCTGTGAGCCCTGCATAGATAAAGACGGCCAGTTCTTCCCTTGGGATTCATCTCAGGAACCTCCAGCCTATCATCCATTCTGCAGATGCAGGCCTAAGGCTCACCTCAGCAAAGATGCTGAGGAAGGCTTCCAGGGTCCTGATGATGGCAAGGGAGTGGAAGTGCCTCCTGTGACTCCAGTGCCCACTCCTCTTCAGGCTCAGAAGATCCAGGCCTGGCAGGACTGGACTGTGAACCAGGATTATGGTGAGATAAAGACCCTAGTAGAGAAGGATCTGGAGACCAAAGTGGGAGAGACTTCCCTGGGATCTACAGGCTGGGATCATGGATGCACGTTCAGGCCTGGTGAGCCTAATACCATTTGGATCAATGGGGATCTTCCTGAAGCCTCCAAGAGCCATGCCTTAGTGGGAGCCTATGGCGAATTTTTGGCAAAGACTGTGGAGGGAGACCCCATGCAGTTCCTGGGCTGCAGTGATGAGGTCTTTGCAGCTATGAAGGACCAGAGGAATGCCATCTTCAAGAATGTCAATGTGGCCAGGGTCACTGGGGTCAGGGTGGATCTGGAGGCTCTGAAAAAAGAGACAGAGGAGAATTGGAATAGGATCATTCAGAAAGGGAAGTGGCTGCCTAAGGATACTCCTCTCTCCAGGATCTCTCCCAAATCTCAGTCAACCTTCACAGAAGCTGAGCTGTGGCACAATCTGAAGAGGACTAATGCTGAATTTTATGACATGTTAAATGCCCAGGTCAGGTCAGTCTCTTTCCTCTCAAATCCAATCACCATTAATGGCCAGAAGAAGGCTGTTCCCCTCACCCAATATAAGGAGGCCATGAAGGCCTGGAGAGCTTCTCAGAAGGGGGGTGCCATTCCTGATGAGATGTTTGAAGATGCTCTGGATCTGGCTCTAAGAAATTGGTTTAGGTATGGTGACTCTGAGGAGTGGACCATCCTGCAGAAAAGGGGCTCCACAGAAGCTCATCTGGGTGCTCTCCTGGAGGGCATTCACATAGATCCAGGCATGGTGAAGGAGCTTGGGCCTGATATCTATGACTACCTGGTGAAGCAGGTCTCTACTGGAGCTTATGGTGAGCCCATAAAGAAGATCCTGACCTTCACTGGAGATCTTAAGAAGAATCTGCCTCAGGAGATTAAGATCTTCAAAGACTGGGATGAGATGAGGAATCTGGTCCAGCAGGAGACTGGATTTACCATCAGCTTCAGGAATGAGGTCTATGGAGGGAGGCTCTCTGGCCAGCTGGCTGGTATTGACAGGAAAGGTAAAACCTTCTGGCTGGATAGAAGGCTGAAGACCCAGGAGGCCAGCCAGCTCCTGACAGGCCAGTACTCCAGGCTCTGGGCTGAAGACCAGGCAAAGGCTCTGAAGCTAAGAGGGTCTGATGCCCCTATCAGGGCTTTCTTCAGCTGGGATAAGGATAGCTCTCTGGATGAGCTGGATAAGATGCTCTCTCAGATGAACATAGCAGCCCAGTCAGATGCTCCTATCAAATTTGAGCAGCTGAACGATGACATAGAGAAAAACTGGGGCTTTGTTTGGCAAGGCCATGGTAGTAGATGGGGCCTGAAAGGAAAACCTGCTGAGGAGGATGTGGCCTCTGCAATTGAGAGCTATCTCCAGCAGCTAAAGGAGAAGGGGGTAGATCTCACATGGGCTGAAGATCCTGGGAATACCAGGTTCTCTATTACCAGGAAGATCCAGGGCAAAGAGCAGGATGTTGATTTTGATAACTACATGTTCTGGTTCAAGAGAGACCTGGAACTGCAGCTGGAGAAGCTGGATGGAGCTGATCAGAACGATGTAGTGAACAAATGGGGTGATATCTACCAGTATCTCAAAGCTAAGTGGTGGAGGCAGGCCAGAGCCACCAACTTCTCAGGCAATATAGCTCAGGCTGAGCCTGCAGAGAAAGTAGCTGCCTTTATCACTACCCTCTACAAAGATGAGAAAGCGGTCAAAGAGATGGCTCCTAAGTGTTATGACAGGTTTGTCTCTTTGAACCAGCAGGGCTATTATGGCAGAGTACTGGGCAGAATATTTGATACATCCTCAGCCAACACCCTCACAGATCTCACAGGGAGGATGAACTTTACCCTGGACCCTATGGCCAATTATGATGACATGGTGAGAGAGGTAAAGAAAGTCTTTCCATTCACTCATAAGAAGCTCAGTGGAGCTTATGGCCACTTTGTTCCAAACACCAGGGGAGATATCAAGGCCACTGAGATTGCAGTTAAAAGCAACCTTAAGGGCTCTCCCCATGCTAAATCTACCCTTGTCCATGAGACAGGGCATGGCATAGACTGGATGAATTCTGCAAAGCATGACTGTGCCAGGACTGTGGCTGATCTCAGGGACAATTGCTTCCCTAACCTCACCCTGCAGGAGGTTCAGGATATAATGGACAGTGAGCTGAAGGATACCATGTGCCAGGTCAGGCATGCTGTGGTAATGGATGACGTAAGACTGGCAGACAGTGAGGCTGAAGCTAAGCTCCTGGAGGATAAGACATCTCCTGCAGCTCTGGAGAGGTTGAAGAAAGCTCCAGCCCAGGTGGATTATATCAAACTCAGATCAGATCTCCTGTCTGAAGTGGAGGAGAGCATCAAGTCAAAGAGGTACACTGAGACTGGCAAACCCATAGAGACCCTGGGGCAGTTTAAGAATGTGATGGACAGAGAGGCCATCAAGTATTCTGACACCCTGATGGAAGGGGCAAAGTCAGCACAGGAGCTGGATGAGTTTGTGGCCAGGAAGGTCACTTTTGTCAGGGAATTTTTGTTATCTAGAGACAGTGATGCCACCACACTCTATAGGAGCAGCTGGAAGGTGCCTGTAACTCCTTATAACTTCAATGACTGGGCTCAGCAGTTCTTTGTGAGGCCCATAGATCCTGCTTTGAAGAAGGATATCGTCAACTACGTGAAGCTCTCCTGGATGCAAAAGTGTGAGAGCCACTGCTGGGCGGGAGACATCTCATGGAGTAAGAGACCTACAGAGAGGTGGGCGGTCTTTGTCCAGAGCCTCTATATTGATCCTGAGAGGACTGCAGAGATAGCTCCAAAAGCTTATAAGGCATTCATGGAAAATATGAGAACAAATAAATATGCCTCTGTCCTAGGCAGGCTCCTTGGCTTCAGAGCTGTGGTGTGAGGTGAGAAGATGGACCCTAATGAGCTTAGTGGATATGATGTCATAGTGAGAGATACCCAGGGCTGGAATGGTCAGAGGGAGAGGGTGGAGGCTAATGCCAGGAAGGTGCTGGATAATCTGAAGAGCCTGCCCAGAGCTAGGGCCTGGTGGCTGATAGATGTGAAGACGAATAAGGTCTTGGTGGAAGGCGGTGAGGGGATAGGTCACCACCCTAAGGAATACGGCTATGATCCTGAGAAGGGGCTAGCCTCTCTATTCTATAAGAAATAGTGTAGAGATTCTATAAGGAGAGTGGTCTTATTTCTGTCGCCATATAATGATTATAGTTTGATAAATGCTCTGATATTCTTCTATCACAATTGGTTCTATATTCCTTCTACTTGGCCTGCCATCCGGTCCAACTTCAAAAATGTATTTCCACTCAGATAGTCTGGAAAAGAATACACACCTGTAATCTGCAGGAAACATTTATCTTGTGGTTTTGATGGATCACTATCCCACCCTCTTGCTAGCCCTATTCTAAGATATACGTTAGCGTCCTGCAATTTTTTAAGCATCCACTGAGCGACCACTTGATGATCACCATTATGCAGCTTATTCAAGTAGTTTATAAAATAGCGAAAAGTCAAATCGGTTACAGTTAATTCGTATATTTCCTCTTCATTATCCTTAAAGGTTAGCCGATATCCTTGCTTCCCATACCAGCTACCAAAATAAACCCTTAATATTTCTGGATTGCATATTGTACCTAGCGATCTTTCTCCTTCACCCAATTTGATATAACAGCCTGGGCCTCGACAAATAGGCGCTTTAAATATATTTTTAACCGCGATATCATCAATATTTAGCAATAATTTTTCTCGCTTTGCCAACTCTAATTCTCCGAGCTTTACTCGATAATTGATTGATATAGGCAAATCTTCTGTATGTGGCTTTTGAACAATTTTTCGATCTCCGAAAATAAATTCCACAATCGCGAAAGGATGAATTATTACCTCATGGGACTCTACAATCCATTCTTTATTAATTCTTTGATATAAATCAATTGGCCTAACGCATTTTAAATCCTCAAAATAACCTGCAATGCAAACCCTTTGACCACTCATCTGAGTTAAATCCGTAATTATTACAGCTCTCTTCATAGGCCCTCCCTCCCTAGGAACTATATTAAATGGATAATTTTTATATTTGGCCAATATTTTGATATTCTCTCAGCGACTAATCTTCGGTGGCATTTTATAGGTTTTTCCTCGCTACACATTAAGCAGCAAACTTTATTTTTAAAAAAATTATAATCCAAAGATTCGGGAATATTTCTTTTATCCATTAATAATTCAAAGCTAATAGTATATTTATTCCAATTCTTATCGGTTCTATATTCAGATAAAATTTCTTTAGTAGGAGCCAAAGTTTCCCAATGATGGTATTCACAATCTAGAATCTTATTTAGAAAATATGATAAATCATCTTTTTTAGTGAATCCTGCTAATTGGCCTTTTGGATTCAGGCGAATATCAATCAATCGCTGAACGCCATTTTCTTCCAATAAAGAAAAAAATTTCTTTGCTGATTTTTGAGTAAAACCAATAGTATAAAGTCTAATCGAGTCTGAATGGCATTTATTTTTGAGATGATTAAATCCGTCCAACTTAATATTCTTAGATAATGTTTCATTCTTTCCTATCTCAAAAAGATGAAGTTGCTGAACTGGAAAGCTCTTTTCCATATCAGCATTAATATCATTGACAGTAAGTTTACTTTCCGTTGAAATTTGTTCATGATCAGCATATGGGAGTTCTTGGACTGTACAATCTCTGCGAATGTGCCCTATTTGCATTTGGTTATTTACTAATGTTTTTGCAATTAAGTGATGCCTATGGCAACGATTTGGATCTTCTTCGCTACACATAAGTGCAATTCTTTTAGTTTTTGCAAGCTCTATCAATCTGTAAATTCCCTTAATATACCAATCCCTTTTGGAAACTTCTTCGTAATCCACTAGCTCAAGATAATTTGCTTTTCCTTCTGGAATCTTTCCTGCTTTATAACATGTGGGGTCTCTAGGACGACCCCCTAAGCAATCCCCTAAGTATTCATAGGCTATTCCAGAATTAGATAATGTCTGAGCTATGGTCTTCCCGTTAAATTGAGGATTATATTTACTATAAGGATAACTTCGTACATCTAAAACCATTTCTATTTTAAATGATAATAATAGGTTCATAAAATCGTCAATTTTATTATTGCTATGGCCTATTGTATAAATCATGTTGTGTTTATCTAGGGGATCTTTCATTTAGCTTTCAAGTATAGATACTCCATCTATTTGGCATTTTCTACTAATTTGGTACATTATAATTAAACTTTTATTTTTCAAATTTAGTTTGGTTACTTCCCTACGCACTAGGATGAATTTTATTGCATTATTTTGATTATAGCAGCTAGGAATACATGGTAGTCCAAAGCGCTCTGACTTTTCTCATGCCCCAGAGCTATAAGGGAATATAGAGGTAAAGTTAAATAATTTATAGATATCTCGCGCATAGGGATAGGTTATAGAGTTTTACAACAAGAGTAAATCAGATTCTAGTCCAAGGTACTCGGAGAGATAAACAATCCCTGATGCCCTTTGTGGTGGAGCTATCCTGGTACAGCAAGTCTGCTTATCTGATTAAGAATACTTTAGTAACATAGAAGTAATGACATTTTAGATTATATTCATTATGAATGACTGGTTACTATAGAGCAACCTGTAAGGATAAGCTGTGATGTATTAATAAAATTATGGAAGTACTATGCCCAGTTGTGGATTCTAACGCGTTCTATATTAAATAATTGTAATTGAAAATAATTACTTTTTATTAAATTAGCCAAAGGTTTATGTATATCTAATATCCTGAAGGCCAACAGGTAATTAGGATAATTATGTATTAGGCAACTGAGCAATAGAGTAGAAATAGGGAGAGCCATGGCACAATTTAGACTAATACCTTATAGGATTCGCCTAAAAAAAATAGATAATAATGATTATGTCAATAACTTAAGCAATATAGATGGAAATAATACTAATTTTTTGGATCTTATTGAATCATATCTTAGAGAAGTTAATAGGGCTAGGATCTTAAGGGAGAAGATGAAGACTATTTTTGTCAGTAGAATTGAAAGAGATAACAGAGACCTATACGGGCTTGCAGAAGGTGGCGAATATGGTATCTCTGCTAGTTTTACAGATGTTGAAACCCTTGAAATAACTCCGCAAGCAAGAAGGCCCAACCATTCAGAGGGATATCCCTTCCTTTTCTATATCAGAATTGCTGAAAATACAGATAAAGGCTTTATAATCTTGCAACAATATAGAACATTTGGAATAAAAACAAACCTTCAATATATATTAAATGAACGAATCAGACCTCTTGGCTTTGAACTAGTTCTAGGTCACCTTATTTCTAGAGATCTAATGGATCAGATAGAACATTCTGCAATAATGTCTCTAAGGCTGATTAGATATGATATCCCTAGAGATAGAGCTGAAAGAGTACACGAAGGAGAACCACAAGAAATTATAGAAGAACATGTTTTCAGAGCGAAGCGCAATAAGGAGATTTCAATAACTCAAAGGCTTAAAGATGCGCTGGTTTTAGAAAGAGATACCAGATATTATGAAGTGTTGGATGAGAGGTATGATGAGATTAAGATTTGCATTGATAGAGGAAGGGATACCAAAACTTTAACTTTTGGCGATGGTCAGAAATGTTTGGAATCAATGCCACTTAATAATCCACCTGAAGGAGGTTTTCCAGAATATCAGTTACTCTTAAGAGAGGCGAGGGATTATTTGAGGCACTTGGAGATGAGCTTCCGAGGAGTAGAACATGTTCGTACTGATTGATGTGAGAGCTATCATATCAAAGCATTATGAGACATTAAAACTTGATGCTCCATTGAGGTTTATTCTACTTCTATTTGTTATAATTCCTCTGATAGTATCTACATTTCTCGTTTATTTTGGCAAATTATTAACTCAAAATTCTGTAAACGACCTTATTACAGCGTATACACTCTTTACAGGATTTTTGCTTAGCATTATTTTTGTGCTTTTTGATATTGAAGGAAAGTTGAAGCCAACCGTATATAGGTATCTAGAGAAAAAAGATTTACTTCATCATTTATATGCAAATACTTTGTACGCACTTCTCATTTCGATGATAACTCTTGTTATACTAATCTTAGTGGCAATTACTGAATTATGGATGAAGGTAGATGAGAGTGTGCCAGCAGTTTTTGAGAATTCATATAGCCAAGCATTATCCCTATCTCAAATCACTCTTCAATGGCAAGACTATTTATTAGTTTTGGTTTCGTTTACTATATACATTTTAATTTCCCATTTTATAATGACTTTATTCATGATTTTGAAAAGATTATATTACTTAGTTTATGATCCCGCAAGAAATGAAGCAAATGAAGAAGATATACAGCCTGATTAACTGGCAAATTCAATGGGATTTCTTATTAGCACTAATATCAAATACAATTGACCATTCCGAGATACTATGAACGTTTTATTATATTAACTATGGTTTTCTGGAATAAATAGAAAACCATTATCATGGTCCTTTTAATTGAAATAACCATGTTTAAGGTTTCTTTTCTACAATAATCCGATTTATCATTTATCTCATGAGAAGCTATCTATAAATAGGAGAATATTTCAAATTAATTCCTTAATTACATTTATCCTGATTTTAAACAATGGGGATAGGTTATATGGCTGAATTAATCCTCCAAAGCATGAAATACCAGGAAATTGAGGCCTATGAGATCAAATCTCACTCAAAGGGAAGTCCAGAGCCCATTATTTTAGATGCCATTGCCACCAGAGAGGGAGTCTGGAAAGGGATTTTCAGACCGGGCCAGCTCATCAAAGATAATGTCAGGTGGCTGAAAGGGAAGCCCATCACCCTGAACCACCCTCCCATGAGCACTGGAGGGAAGGCATTCAATAACCTGGCCGTAGGCCAGATCCTGGATGCCTGGTATATCCCAGAGGGACACCAGGCTGGAGTGAAGTGTGAGCTATGGCCTAACAAACTTCCTGGTGAGATCCTCCAGAAGATCGACTCACAGAAGGTAGTGGATGTCTCCACCGGCTTTTATGCTGCTGAAGAGCCCATTAAAGGAGTCTGGCAGGGGAAGGACTATGAGGCCATTGAGAGGTCCTTGGACTTTGATCATCTGGCTTTAGTTCCCATTGGTGCCTGCAGCCAGGCCGATGGCTGTGGATTGGGCCTGCATGCCCAGGACCTCTCTAAGATAGACCTGACAGGCTGCTCTGCAGATGAGCTGCATGAGCATTTGAATAAAGCCCTGGGCTGGACCTGTGCCCTCCACCACTCTGCAGAAGGGAATGAAACTGCTCTTTCTGAGACAAAGACCTTCCTGGACAGAGTAGTGGGAGAGATGCTTCAGAAAGACGAAGCAGGCTTAAAATCTGATATTTTTGCTTTAAATCCATGCAAAAGAGATATTTTGCTTTATTCTTATGATAGGGTCTTTGAATCAACAAAAAGACACTCATTAGAGTCTAATGAGGCAAATGCTTATAAATCAGAAGTTAATTCAAAGAAAGAATTAGAGAGTGGATTCATTATGACAAAAGAATCAAAGGAAGGTGCTGGAGCAGGAGATCTGACCTTTAGCAAGGCAGAAGACCTGTCTGGCTTCCTCACTACTGTAAAGGGCATGAAGCCTGAGGAGCAGGCTGCTCAGGCCATTAAGGGACTGGAGACCATGGCTGGGCTCTGGACTTCCCAGAAGGGACCTTTCATCCCTGTTCAGGCACCTACTTTCCCTGTGCCTGTGATCTCTGAGTCAAAAGCAGGAGAGCAGGCTGCTGAGAAGCTGGAGATCAACTGGCAGGAAGGGAAGACTCCTGAAGAGGCAAAGCAGGCTATTGCCACTGCTATCACTGGATTTCATTCCAAGAATCTCTCCTTAGAGAAGACTGTGGGAGAGCTGACAGAAAAGGTATCAGGACTCACCACTGAGATCCAGACAATCAAGGCCCATTCTAAGCAGGAGCAGCTGGCAAGGATCAAGCTGCATAGTGGCCTCTCTGATGACGAAATGAAGCCTTACCAGGACATGACTCCTGAGGCTCTGACTGTTATTGCAGACCATTTCCAGAGGATTAAGCAGCACTCTGGTTCTGGAGATGGAAGCCAGCAGACTCCCTTAGACCCTCCTGCAGGTGGGAAGGTCGGCAAGGGTGGAAAGAGGACCAGGGAAGAGCTGGATGCCCTGAATGATCAGATGGATGCCCAGCTTGGCATCAAGAGCAAAGGGAAAAGGAAGGAGTGAGGTGTAGTTCATGAGTCTAGCTGATCAATATGCTGGTGATGTTGGCTATCTGGGTATCCCATATTCCTGTTATCTCTATGAAGGGAATATCCAGCTGAAGAACGGACGGATAGGAAGGACTGGCAGGAAGCACACTGATGTGGACTATGCTGCTGAGCTGGCAGAAGGAGATGTGGTCCAGATTTTCCAGGACACTGCTTTGACTTACAATGCCTGCAGGGGCCTGCCTGTATTGAAGGCTGCTGCAAGTGCGGGAGATGCCTTTGTAGGTGAGATCGTGACCATCGAGCCTGCAAAGAATAATCCTGCAACTGAAGATGAGGTTACATCCCTGGCCACTATGCTTTCTCAGGATCTTCTGAGGAAGGCAACTGTTGAGATCTATGGTCTTCAGTCCACTATGCTTAGAGAAGTTATTGTGCCTCTGAACGCCGGTGGAGCTGACACCCTGGAGATAGGAGCCACTGCAAACTTGGCTTTTGACCTTTCTGATAAGAAGTGGAAGTATGTAGCTTCTGGAGGTAAAGGGGTAGTGCCCTTCCACACCATTGCAGGCTCTACTTCTGTTAATGTTACAGGTCCCTGCCTGCTGGGGCTGGGTGCCATCCAGGTGAACAAAGTATCATAAGCTTCAGGATGGTGATTATCAATGTCTGACACTAAAGTTACTCTTCCAAATGAGCAGTATCTCCAGACTGATTTCATAGAGGCCAGGATCATGAGAATCCTGGACCCTGAGCTGGAGTGGCTCAATTTCATGAATAAGGTCCAGTCTACCTCTAAGGCTATCTGGACCACCAAAGAGATTTACAACGCAAAGAACGATCCCAAAAGAAGAAAGCCCAGAATCAGGACTCCTGGCTCTAAGTTTGTTAAGGTCTCTGTCAGTCAGCTAACTGAGGTCTCGGCCATTATGGCCACTGAAGGCCTGGAGATCAGGATTGATGAGGATGCTATCAGGTACACTGAGGGCATTGATGAGATCCAGAGGGCCTATACCAAAGCTGGATACTGGCTGGTAGATTCTGTCAACTACCAGTTTGGAGTAGCCCTTACAAGTGGAGTTTATCCAGGCACTGAGACTGGATTCAATCACTTTGCCACAAAGTCCACACCTGCCTGGTCTGATTTGACCGGCAGGAAGCCTGTAGGAGATCTCATGCTCATGGCCCAGGACATGGAGAGGGATGAGTATCCCTATGAGCTGACTGATGTATATGTCAATAAGACAAACTACTGGGAGCTGATGGACTATCTCACCAACCTGAATGTAGGTGTCCAGGAGAAGAAGGAGATCTGGGGCATGCCTAACATGGCCTCCAGTGTGGTCTCCATTCCAGTAGTTGGAAACATCAGGGTCCATAAGATGAAGGCAGCCATAGTGGAGGGTTCCATCCTGGGCCTGGATACCAGGTTCAGCCCTGCCACGTTCTACTATGGAGTCAATCCAAAGTATCCACAGGCAACTGAGAACAAGATGGGCTTCCACGTCCATAAATATGAGGACGATGAGACCCATGACACCATCATTCAAATGTGGCTGGAGTTTGGCATCCTGGTGAAGGAGACCTACGGTGGCATCTTCCTGAATGCTGGAGTTTAAGTTCCAGTCTTCCTTTTTGGAGGTTAAATCATGGGAAATGCTACATTGAAATTCTTGCAGGTGGTCAAAGAGCTGGGGCTCTTGGAGCTAATTCCTCCTTTCAACTTTGGAGGAAATAAGCTCTCTGGAGTAGCTGCAGGCACAGTGGACACTGATGCTGTAATCAGGAGCCAGGTGAAGGCCGGGACTATTGTCATAGAGATTGATGGTGATGGCTCTGTAGTGGCTCAGGACGCTTTTGGTTTGGCAAAGGCTCCCTATGCATGCACAATCAAGAAGGCCACTCTCATCTCCAGAGAGGCTGCAGCAACAGTTGAGGTGGATATCCTGGTGGGAGCAACCCTTGCAGCTGCAGCCAGCATCACTGGCACAGGGACAAAGCCTGCCCTCTCTAATGCTCAGGAAGCTTCTATCACTATCTTCACTAACTGGGGCTCTGTGGCTTTGGCAGCAGGCCAGATTATTCAGGCAAAGGTTACCACTGAGACTCCAGCTGCTATGAAGAAAGGCTGGCTTATGCTGGAGATAGAGAGGGCTTAAGCCCTGAATCTCCAGGTTACTTCTATTTTTGGTTCTTTTTGATTTAAAAACCAATTTTAAGCTTTATTTTCTAAATACAAGTATTGATTCGTATTTTAAACGAAAATGCTTTAAGTAAGAATGCTTTCCATGCTTATGGGAGGATATAAGATGGCTAAAGATGGAAAGAAGGCAGGAAAAGGCCAGAGAAAACAGGCTAGACAGCCATTGCCCATAGCCTGTCCTGACATGGATGCTGCCAGGGTGGAGGCAATAGTAGACCTTTTGGTAATCAAAGGAGTGATTACAGAAGATGAGCTGACTGCTGCTGCAGAGCCCTATGGCTCCTATATGAATGGAATCCTGGACCTGCTTCACCTGAAAGGCATCATCGAGGACTGGGAAATGGACATAGCTATGGCAGAATTCCATAGGTTTGTCAGAGCTATTGGCCAGAATAATTTCATTCCGCCTGTGGTCCTTTTTGAGAGGAGAAGAAACGCTATTTCAGACAGGCTGAAGCTGGAAGGGAAGCTCAGGGAAGGGGAGTCTGAAGTGCCCTCCACCTAAGCTCTTTTGGCTTTCGCCCATGCCTTATCTATACGCTTTTTATAAAGGAAATAGTGCTCCCAGCGGCTGGGAAAGGATCACCACCTATGATGGCAGATATGCCAGATGTGGAGATGCTGTGGCAGATCATGGAGTCACAGCAGGCAATGCCAGCCATGTTCACACCGTTCAATCTTATAATATAGGCAACTGCAGTGGCAGTTCAGTATATTCCAGTACTGTCAACGTCATGGCTGTCCACGCTGCTCACACTTTGTCTTTGACCTCGTGTGGAGCTGAAAATAATGATCCGCCCTATTACACTCTCACTCTGATCAGAATAGATGCCACTACCTTTGAGAGCAGCGTCAAATCATTTCCCCAGGGAGTGGTGGTGGCATCTACAGCTGCCATCTCTCATGCCGATTTCACCAGGGAGACAGCCCTAGATAGCAGGTTTGTAAAACTTGGTGACTACGGAACTACTGGAGGCAGGTCTGCCACTACTGCAGGACATGCCTGCAGCTTTACACTTAATTCTTTCACTACAACTGCCATTAGGACATCCACTCCTTTCACCAGCTCAGTTGTAGTTACCAATAATAATGCCCATACTCACACCTTCTCAGCTACTTCAAATACGGCCACCACTCTGCCCAAGAAAGTAACTACCAGGCTCTATACTGCTAACAAAAACACTACCAGCATCCCTGTTAATGTGGTCTGCTTCTTCGATGGGGCACCATCTGCAATATGGACTGCTATCACAGGCTGGAACGACTGCTGTCTCTATGGTGGAGATGCAAATCCCACTGTAGATGGCTCAGACACCCATACTCACAGCAATCTCACAGGAACCAGCTCAGCCTATGTCAGTGATAAATCTGTCTCTTCTATGGCCACTCAGACGGCTGCTGTCAGGTCTCACACCCATTCTGTCACAGTTACTCTGGCTGCAGGTAATCACCTGCCTCTTGTGGTCTATCTGGCACCCTTCTACCTGAATACTCAGCTGGTAGCTTCTGCCACTTATGATCTGACTTATAGCTTAGATATGGTCATGAAAAGGGTCCAGGACTATTCTGCAGATGTGGATATAGTCCTGAAAAGGACTCAGGATGCTTCAGCAGATGTGAATATGCTCCTGAAGAAAGCCCAGTCCCTGGCCTATCAGGCTAACCTGGCCATAAAGAAGACCCAGGAGCAGACCTACCTGATTGATCTTCTCACAAAGAAGGCCTTAGGACTGGGTTATGATTCTGATATTTTGCTGAAAAAAGCCCTCGATTTAGATTGTGAAGCGAATCTCTACCTGAAAAAGCCTCTGGATGAATCCTATGACTCCGACCTCCTGGTAAGAAAAACCCAGACAAAGGCCTTTGATGTGGATCTGGTAGCAAAAAAAGTCCAGGATGCCACTTATGCCCTGGACATGGTAGCAAAGAAGGCCCAGGATCTCCAGCTCCAGGTGGATCTCCTCCTCAAAAAGCGAGAGCTAGATAAGGCCTACAATATCGATTTGATGGTGAAGAAAGCCAAGACAGAAAGCTATGATATTGATCTGGTCATAAAGCTGCTTCAGGAGCTGGATTTTACTGCAGGCATGATCATAAAAAGGGTCCAGGCTGCCAGCTATGACCTGAATATGATAACCAAAAAGGCCCAGGGAAAGACCTATCCTGCAGATATCCTTCTGATAAAGTCTTTGGATGCCAGCTATGCCCTGGACATGGTGCTGGAAGAGGTCAATAACCTGACTTATGACACTGATCTGCTGGTAAGAAAAGCCCTGGATGTCCAGGTCCAGATGGACCTCATCCTCAAAAAGAAGGGGCTGGAGACTACCTATGACACTGACCTGGTGCTGAAGAATGTCCAGGAGCTGGAGCTGCAGGCAGATATTCTCCTGAAGAAGAGCCAGCCACTAACCTATAGCTCTGGGCTGATGGTGGTCACCAGGCACTTTCAGCCTTATGACATGGACATGGTGCTGAAGAGCGTCCGGGCTGCCAGCTATGATCTGGATCTCCTGGCCAGGAAGGCCCTGGAAAAGACCTACCAGGCAGGCTTCCTCCTCTCCTCGGGCAGAAAGCTGGAGTATGAAGCTGATATATGGCTGAAGGATTCACTGGAGAAGACTTATGCTGCAGATCTCCTCCTACAAAAGAGAAGCCTGGAGACCACCTATGCCTCTGACCTGGTGCTGAAATTAATCCTGGAGGGGACCTACTCTGCAGATCTCTCCATGAGAAAAGCCCTGAGCCAGGACTATGGCATGGATCTCCTGGTCAGGAAGACCCTGGAGCACGTCTATTCTGCAGACATTCTTCTGGAGAAGGTCTTTGAGCTGGCTTATGCTGCAGATCTGGTAGTGAAGAAAGTCCAGGAGGCCAGCTATGCCCAGAGCCTGGTAGTGAAGAGGACTCTGGAGATGACTTTAGCTTCAGATCTTCTCTTGAAAAAGAGGGATGTGGATGCTGCTTATGAAATGGCAGCCTGCTTAAAGATGACCCAGGACCTTACTTATGTTACAGATATCGATATCGAGAAGGCCTTTGATGTCACCGAAAACATGGACATGCTTCTAAGAAAGCATGTGCCCCTGGAGTACACTGCTGATCTCCTCCTTTTAAAGAGAGATGCAACTTTGAGCTATCCAGCAGACATGCTCCTGAAATTGATATTGAATAAGAGATATGATGCCAATATCACCCTGGAGAAAGCATTCTCCCAGGACTATAGTGCTAATCTCAAGCTGATAAATAGGTTAACCGTCACTTATTCTGCCGATATGATAATGAGAAAGGCCCTGCAGATTCTTTATTTCATAGGCCTCAGAGTTAAGAAGCCCTGGAATAGAGTTTATGCTGCAGACCTCCTTGTAGAGAGAGCTTTAGAGACCTACTATGAGATAGGCCTGAGCCTCTATACTCTAAGTGTCATCCATTATCGAGCCAGCCTAAGGATCTGGGGCCATAGGGACATCCACTACGGGATGGCCATGAAAGCCATGAAGATGGACATAGAGACTGGCTATGGAGCCCAGATTAAGATTATCCTGCCAGGCGAGAAGCCCAGGAAGCTCAGGCCTTCTGCCAGAGAGGAGATCCCTCTGGTAATCTCTTCACAGGGCTCTCCCTATGAGAAGACTGACATCATTGAAGGACCCAACCTTAGACCTACAGAGCCTGAGCTGCCCCAGGAGCCTATCCTCTCCCAGGGGAGCCCCTACTCTTCCACTGACATTATCCAAGGGCCTTCTGTCAGACCAACAGGAAAAGAAGAGCCAGAATTATATGACTCTGAAGGATCTTCTTATTCTCCAACTGATAAAATAGATTACCAAAAGAGATTAAGGCCAGGAAAAGCCCAATTTTAAGCCTTATTTTCTAAAAAGCCTTAATTTGGTCCTATTTTTGAAAATAACCTATTTTATGTTAGATTAACTATTTATAGGCGCAATTATTCATTTTCCATTGGGGCACAAACCTATGGAGGCTCTGATGGATAGAAGAAGGCTTGATCTGGCTCAGATAGTAGATAAATATGGAGAAAAATTCGAAGAATTAGTGGAAGCCAGGATTCAGGAGGGGAAAATACCTCCTCCCCTTAAGAGAGCCACCATTAGGAGAAAGAGGTCTTCTAAGACCCTTATTGATTCTACCCACCTCTTGGGCAGTGTAAATAGAAAGCCCTGGGTTCAAGGGAATAAGTTGGGCTGCATGGTGGGAGTCTTCGATGAGACAGCCTGGTATGGCATAGTCCACGAATTTGGTTATCCTGCTGATGAAGAGAGCACTACCTGGAATGAAGACCAGGTAATCCCTACCAGGAGCTTCCTCAGAGTGCCCTTTGACGAAAACTGGGAGAGACTGACCAAATCTATGGAAGACGAGGTGTTTCAGTCTCTATCCGACATTTTCCTAATTAAAAGGTGACACTATGACGGCAACTGTTAACGTTGAGGAAGGAAATGGAGCATCTCCAACCTGGACGGTTATCACTCAGGGGAGATATTGTACCAGGGATGCTTACAATCCTGGGGATAATGATCCATGTGTGGTGCCTCAGTCCAGCTTCAACTATTCCTATTGGAAATCATTCAGGCTGACATTCTCGGGTACGTTCACTAAGATCTCCAATATCAGGTGGTTTGGGCCTGGAAATATCAAGTCCACTTGGGGCCTGGGCACTGGTGGTATGCTCCTGGTTGCCAGGAGAGATACTGGAGATAACGGCTGTCCTGATGCCTCTTATGAGCAGGCCAGTGGTACTCAGGGTGAGAGTGGATACTACATCAAGGATGCCACCAATGGCCATGACTATTTCAAATCTCAAACGGCAGACCCTGCAGACGCTGATAACTATACTTCAGCCAGCCCACTGCTCATAGACTCCACAGAGTACACCACAGCTGGACACTCAAAGCATGTGCTCTCTCAGGCAAAGATAGCACCTGATGCCACTCAAGGAGACAAGGCTAACATCACTTTCACCCTGAGGTACGACGAAATTTAACACTTTGGTGTGAATGGCTGAGAGACCCCTGCTGAAATACTACTGGGTGAAGGTCTTTCCAGATGGAAGGACCTGCATTCCTCAATTTAAGCCTGATACTGGTGAGGAGATTCAATGGGGTGAGAGCCAGGTGGCTCTCTCTAAGATCCTTCTCATGCCCTTTGATCCAGAGCTGGCTGAGCTGGTCTATAAAACCAGTAATGGTGAGACCTGGCCAGAGGCCTCAGACAGGGCTGTGGTAGAGGTCTCTGTCAGTCCTGAGGACCAGGTGGAAGTCTATAGAAGAGGATACATCACCATCTGGACTGATTATGAATGTGAAGTCTGCGGTGCCTCTTTTAAGTGGGATGGCCAGGGCAGGCTGACCTGTCCATCCTGTGGCACAAGAAATGAGTGGCAGTGCCTGAGGTGCGGTGCCAGGGATCTGGGAGAATACCATTGTGAGGAATGCAGTCACACCTGGAAGAGAGAAGGCCCCTGGATAGAGGGAAAGCCTGTCTCATGCCCTGTTTGTGGAAAGCCTGACAATGTGAAGGCTCAGGGCATCATTAAAGATGAACCTATTTTTCTGCCAAAAGGGGAAGTTAGGTGCCCGGACTGTGAGGCTGAAGGTCATCCCGAGGGGCTGGAAAAGATTGAATGGCTCCATCTCAAAGAGCACCAGGATCATCATATCAACTATTACGTAAAAGTTTTTGGAAAATTTGAGGTGGAGATCTCGGATGACAAAGTAGAGATGCACACACTATGAGCAATGTTTATTGCTTTTGGAAGGGCGGCACTCCTCCAGCTCCTTGGGCAAAAAAGACCTACTGGGATGGAAGTTACGTAAAGCTCAGCAATAACATTGGGAATTATGGTGTGACTGGCGGTGCCAGCAACCACATTCACCCTGGGTCCACTAACTGGTCTATCAGTACATGTGGAGCTGGTGGAGATGTGGTCACCTCTGGCAGCAGCCAGATGATGACCCCTCACACTCATTCCGCTCCCTCATCTGTCAATGTGAGCAGTGCAAACAATGATCCCAGCTATTACACTTTGGAGCTAATTTATGCTGACTACGATAGCTGGGAGACTACTGACAGGACTCTTCCCCAGGGAGCAGTGATCTTATCTCAGGCTACAATCACTGGCTGGAGCAGCATATCCAGGTTCACTGCTGCAGATAACAGGCTGATTAAGCTGGGCACTGCAGGCTCTACCGGCGGCAGGGATGAGCATACTCATACTGTCTCAGGCACTCTGCCCAGTGGCGGCTCATCCACAGGAGTAGTTACTCCTAACATGAGGACCGTGACTAAATATTTAGCTCACACTCACACCTTTTCAGTTACCACTGCAGCTAAGTCAATCTGGCCCAGGCATGTAAAGACCAGGCTCTATCAGGTGGACTTTGCCACTGACAGGGCAGTGGAAGGGACGATCCTCTTCTTTGATGGGACTCCTTCATCCAACTGGGAAGCTGCCACCAGCACATTTAATGACTGCTTCCTGTGCTCTAATGATGAGAATCCCACTGTCTATGGCACATCTACTCACGACCATATCAGCATCACAGGGACCTCCTCCAGCTATAATCCTGGCACTATCTCTCCATTTGGAGGTCTGGATGTCCAGGGAGCTGTAAATCCACATAGCCACACTTTCAGCTTTGCACTAACTTCTGCAAACCATGAGCCCGAGTATGTCTATTTGGTGCCTTACAGGCTGAAGAATACGCTGCTCCACATCAACGTTCAGGATAAAACCTACTCGCTGGGCATGGTGACAAAGAGGGTCCAGGATAAGGCCTATGGAGCCAGCATCAGGATGAGAGCGGCTAATGCTGCTATCTATACCCCAGATATTGTGATCAAAAAGGTTCAGGCCCTGGGCTATGACACCAGCGTGCTGCTAAAACAGGTCTATGAGACCTCTTTTGACATAGACAGCACACTGCTGGGCAGGTTCTGGGCTCAGTATAAGATGGGCATATCCCTGACTTACAATGCTGCAGCCTATGGCATGACTCTCAGGCTGGTCAGGCCTTATGGACCTAATGATACTGTGATTAACACTCTCTATCATTCCTGGATCGACCAGCTGAACAAGGTCTCCATGAGAATGGATAACATGGTCCTGGCTAACAGAATTGAATACGCCAGGAATGTGGAGCTGGATAACAGATGGGGCAAAGTCCTGGACCTCCCAAGGCTGATAGATGAGTCTGATGATCACTACAGGAAGAGGCTCCAGGCTGCCACAAAGATTCTGACCGGCTGTGGCACTAAGGCAAACTGTGAGGAGGTCCTCAGCTTCCTGGTAGATCATCCTGATTCTGCAAATATAGTTCAGGGTAAGCCTGGAAAGGTCAGAATCTACTGGACTACGGATGAGGCCTGCAGAAGAGGCAAAGAGCTGGACGATCTGGTTAACAGGTTAGTTCCAAAGATGCTGGCTGCAGGCATTGAATACACCATTTACCATCCGTTCATTGACTACCAGATGGGATTGGCCCTCATAGGTCCAATCTTTGCCCACTATGATATGGACATGCTGCTAAAGAAGCTGAATTTGGATAGCAGCTGGACCATGAGGACCAGGATAGTCCTGCAGCAGGCTTCAGACTATGAGATGGATCTTCTGCAAAAGAAAATTACAGATAAACCATACTATGCTAACCTGACACTGCTGGCTTCTCCAGATAAGCCCTATCAGATGGACCTGTTGCTACTGAAGTCTCAAGGCATGGACTTTGAGATAGACATGCTTCTAAGAAAGCTGCGGAGCTTGAATTATGATATCAGCATGGTCCTGCAGAAGAGGAACATCTCTAAGGCTTATGCAATGGATCTCCTGGCCAAAAAGACCAGGAGGCTCTTCTATTCTGTTAATTCCACCTTGAAGGCAGTCCAGTCTGCAGGTTATGGCATAGACATCAAGGTGGTGAGCATTTAATGCCCAGACCAATGGTGCTGATGCTTCCTCCTGATGGAGTGCAATTCATAGGTACCTTTGACGTTACCAATTTCAGAGAATGGTGGTTTAGCCATCCCCTGCCCGGAAACATCGAGAGAGTGCTTTCCAGCATTTGGACCTATGGACACATTCACCTGGCCCTCTGTCTGATGAAGGACGGCTCTTATTCCATATACCAGAGCATTGACCAGGGCAGGACCTGGGCTGATGTCTATAACACCCCCTCAAAGATTTACGATCTGTTCTTTGTGGACTTCGGCTGGGTCCTGGTCTCTACTGAGGATGGCTGGCTGGAGAGCACTGATTCTGGCACTACCTATCATGTGAAAAGCACTGATGCCCCTGGCTGCAGGGAGACAATCAGGATAGGGGTGACAACTCTCCTGGCCCATGATGGCACCAGGATCTGGCTGTCCACTAACATGGGCCTGAACTGGTCCATAGTCCTGACACTTACGGGAGAGCATCCTCCAGCTCTGGCTGGCAATTACCTGAGGGCTGTGGTAGGTGCTGGAGATACACTCTATAAGACAGATAACCAGGGAGGCTCCTTTGAGGTCCTGGCCAGATGGCCTGGCTGGAAGATTCTGGGCATCATTCACACTGATGATAGAGACTGGACTCCAGAGGGAAACAGCTATCTGGTCAGGGTTTTGATTCCAAGCTCTGGCATAGTCAGACACTTCTTCACATCTAACGGCGGCCAGAGCTGGACAGCCAGATACGACCAGTACTATGCTCCCTCAGACAGGCCAGTATCTTATGCAGCAGTGCTCAAGCCCGGTTCAGATGAGTGGGATTCACTGGTCTTCTCTGCCCAGACCAGGATAAACACTGCAGAGAACAGACAGGAGATCTCATTAAAATATTCCAGAAACGATGGCAAAGACTGGACCGACATCGATGCCAGCCGGATCTCTTTAGTGCCTCCAGGAGATGACTGAAATGGTTGAGCCGGTCATTGAATATAAGTACCCAAACAGAATCTGGGTAGGTCCAGCCTGTCATAACTGCGGATACTGGCTGGACATTCCTCAAAAATATCAGATGGCACTTAGCTGTGACGCTGACTTACTCCTGCAGGGAAGGCATTCAAAGACCTATCAGGCAAAGCTGCTGGTCAAAACGATGCCTGATAAGACCTACCAGATGGATATCATCCAGTCCAAGAAGCTTTCAAAACCATATCAGGCAGGATTGAAGATCAGGAAAGCTAAAGACCTGCCTTTCTTTGGGCATACTTACATTAAAAAGAACTTCGACCAGGAATATCCTGCAGATATAGTCCTGAAGCTTAAGCAGAGTGCTCATTATCAGGCTAGCCTTAGGGTGAGATACCCATTCCAGGCGGTATATTTTGGCAATATAACGATTAAGAAGATCAGAGAATCGCCTTATGGAATGAATATCGTCATCAGGCGGAGCTATTTTGACGAAATGATGAGAGATTTGGAGATTAACACTCCACAGTACTGGGATATCACAGCACCTCTGCTCTGCAGGAGAAGACTGGGAGATTTAGGGGAGAGCGTTGAGGCTGCATGACGGTAGATAGCACAACTATTAGAAATATTATTGACATCCCAGAAGCAGAGGAGCTTTCTGATGCTGTCATTGAAGAAGCCATAGGAGAGGCCACTGTATTTGTTAATGGAGTGGCAAACCCTGCAGCTCCCTCTGACATGTTGGAGCTGGCCATTAAGAATCTGGCTGCTCTCTGGTCTTTCCAGTCCTACTCTGACAGGATTCACCACGAAGCTATAGGCAGCTTTGACCAAAATGCTAACTGGAACCCTATTCTGCAGAAAGCCTGGGAGAGGGACACCAGGGAGAAAGTGGCTGCTCTAGAAAGAAGATTCCAGATGATCATTGACAGGATCTCTGGCCAGGTGAAGACCATCCCTGTCTTTTCCAGCATCAGGTGATCCTGATGAGAAATGCTCAGCTGGACCTGATAGAGAGAAGGCTGCCCTCAAGCCTGGCTGGAGTGGCAGTCAATAAGGCCAGAATTAAGCAGCAGATGAAAATGCCTGACCCTCCCAGGCTCCTGATGGGAGTTCTCTCTGATGGCACTAAGGTCAGCGGAAAAGCAGATCAAAGGAGGTTCATCTATCATCCCGAGAACGGCTATGATGATAGATATCTAGGCTCCATTAAGAGAGATACTCTCACTCTTTTCATCGATGGTTATGATCTGAACCAGGTCAGAGAAATGATGTCTGATCTCCAGCTTTATCTGGATTCCAGGGAGCTGGATCTGGTCTGGTCTAACGACAGGATGAGACTGGCAGAGGTCTTTAATCCTCAAGAACACTCGGAAGGAAAGGATTCTAGATCAAATAAGCCTTTATACAGGTTATCTACAGATTTATGGATTGAATATGAGTTTTTATGGCTAGATAACACGCCATCGATCCAAAGCTTTAATTATGGGATCAATTCTAATGATAAAATTGCATTTAAAGCTCAAATATATGCTCCTGGAAGTTATGGAGCCTCATTAAATCTTATAAGGAGATAAGGGGATTCAGAATGACTGGAGAAAGGGCGAGAATAAAAGACCATATTGCTAGAGGCAATATGACAGAAATAGAGGCTCAGGAATGGGCTAAAAAGGGATTCAAAGATAGAAATATGTATATTACCATTCCAAAGAAGCCGGTTTCTGTTGTAACCTATCCTGATCCTGAAGATGATGAAAATACCAGATCTGGAAGCTCAGATTAAATAAGGAGATAATATGTCAAATTTATATGGCACTCCTAACTCCATAGTGGGGATCACCCTCCAGCTAGAGCCTATGGGTCCGGTCCAGGTAGTCCTGGGCACTAACATTGTGGGCATAGTAGGCACTGCTCTGAAGGGGCCTGTAGGCCTGGCAGTGGGAATGAAAGACCCTGCCTATGCCAGGAGGCTCTATGGTGCTGGAGAGCTTTATGAAGCTGCAGGTGTGGCTTTTGCTCAGGGTGCTGGCACTGTCTATTGTGTAAGAGTTGGCCCTGCTGATGCTGTAGCTGCCTCTGCAGACCTAAATGACGGCCAGACTCCTGGGGTAAAGGTAGCCACCCTCAAGTTTAGGGGTGAGGGCATAGCTGGAAACTCTACAGTCTATGAACTCAGGACTGGCACCAACAAAGCCACTGATGTGGAGAGGTTTGCTGGAGATGGCACAGTAGGCCCCTATAAGCTGGATGTCTGGGACATTGTAGAGGACACCAAGAATAGCATCAAGGTGGGTAGCACTACAAAGCAGATAGTCTATGCCCAGGGTGACCTGGCAGCTGGTAAGGTCTTTGTGGATAAGATAACGGGTGAGATTACCTTCTATGTCGGTGAAGCTCCCACGGCTGCTGATCTCATAGTCTGCTCTCTTCTGTATAACACCAGGAGGCTCATTCTAAAAGATGAGAACGGCATCCAGGAAGACTGGGATAATATCAGGTCTCTGGTTGATATGCAGTCTCAGCTGGATCAGTCTCTCATCTGTGAGCTGGTCCCTGAGGCTGGTCAGACTCATCTGCCTAAGACATACACTCCTGCTGCCCTGACTGACGGCTCTGATGGCACAGCTATCACTACAACTGACCACCTGAATGCCCTGGATGCTTTGGGTGAAGAGATTACTCCCACAACTGTTGCTCTCTGTTCTTATGAGGTCTCTGCTGGCACTTATGACCTCCACCCTGTAGCTGAAGGCTGGGCCACTAACATGGCAAAGCAGCTGAAGCCCTGCATGGTGTTTGTGCCAACCAAAGCTATGGAGGATAAGGATGTCCTGGAGAACCAGGCTGCAGGATACAATAACAGGCACTTTGTCATCTGTGGCAATTCCTGGGACTGCTCAGCCACTCCTAAGAACCTGGCTGTGGCCAGAGCTGCTAAGGAGGCGGCTTTGGCCAGGGGTGAGTCTGCTGCCTATGCAGGCAATAGCATGAACGGAATTGACGGCCTGCTGAAGATTTTCAAGGATACTGAAGTGGATCACCTCACCAGAGCTGGTGTGGACATTTGCATCATGAAGGGTGCTGTAGGTGCTCCCAGAGGAATCAGGCCTTACCTGGGTGTCACCACTTCAACAGAATGGCAATTTGCCAGGACTGTTGATAACAGGACTATCAATTACATTATCCTAGCTGTGAAGTACATCACTGACCAGTATTACCACAGGAGAAGAAGCAGCAGGGTGCTTAGCTCTCTCAAGGCCTCAATTGTAGGAATCCTGGAAGAGGAGAAGGAGATAGGAAACATAGAGGGCTATGCAGTGGAAGTCAAGGCCCCTGCTAACGATTTAGCCAGAGTGGATATTGACCTCCAGCTGCAGTGCATAGGACACATAGAGAGATTCCATGTGCTCATGCAGGTGGGCATCATGTCAAATTACGTGGGTTTTGCTGCATAAGGTGATGAAACATGGCAGTTACTAAAGCAGTCTGGGAATCTTACGAAATCCTGGCCCAGGACCCTGGCGATATCATCATTTGTGTCAATGCTGGCGGCCAGGAGCTGGAGTATCCAGCCAAGAGTCTGAAGGTGGATAAGACGGTGGAGGTGAAGGGCGAGTACGGCACTGGATCTCACCTTCCTTATCAGCTAACTCCAGGAAAAATTGCTTTCCAGGGAGCCTTTGGAGTGGGCACATGGGTCTCTAAGGCTGATAAAGAGGCCTTAGTGAAAGCCCTGACAAAACAGGATGATGAGGGTCTACCCAGATACTTCAGGCTGGAGATTCATGATAGGCCCAGGGCAGTGGAGGAGCTGGCTGATCCTAACAATCCCACTGACAAAGTGGCCAGGATGCCCATCGAGATTTACGATGGATGCATGCTGACTGGTGATGGAATCGATATAGGAGAGCCTGGAAATACGGTCATAAGGAACTATCCCTTCATGGCTATGAGGAGGATTCCGGCTTAGGCTGGAATCTCTCGCTATTTTGGGGAGTGACATTTATGGAAGTTAAAGCTGAAGAAGTTAAGAATTATCCTCCTCTCACTAAGGAGCTGCTGATCAAGGGCATTGATTATACTGAAGTAGTGGTGCTGGAAGCTTACCAGGCCACTGTCAAAGTCAGACCTCTAAGAGATGTAGAGCTTTATGAGCTTCTCGATATTGCTGAAAAGAACGGCTGTGCCGATCTTCTGAACAAAGAGGTCCTACAGAAGAAGGATCTGAGAGTCCTCATCAAGGCTACAAAGCTCCTGGAGAGGGCCTGCCAGATGGCTGTAGTCTGGGATGACCTGCCCAGGATCGATTTGCCTGAGGTCAGGGCTGCCACGAAGCCCGAGGAGATCCAGAAGGTAGAGGCAGAGATGGCCTCCAGAATGAAGCTTTATAAGGGCCTATCAAGTGTGGAGATTGGTGTGGCCATCCTGGAGCTATCTGTGGGCTCTATGGAGGGTCTGAAATCTTTTCAGAAAGCCCAGCAGGACTGAGCCTCATGGCCCTGCAGGAGAGTGGCTACAGGTTCAGATCTGAGGTCCAGGATCTCACCTCTCTCCAGGTGGCTTTCATCAATTTGACACTCCTGAAGAAGCTAGAGATGGTCTCGGGAGCTTTAGGAGGGAAAGGGAAGGGCGGTCCAGGACCTGTGCAGCCCATGAGTGCTCCTGAGACTGGTGATGTAAAGAGGGTCACAATGACTGCCCAGGAATATGTGGCCATGAGGAAGAGACAGAGAGGAATGGTCTGAAATGCCTATCAGGGACCTTACAATACTGCTCCAGATAATTGACAAAGCATCGAGAGTCCTGGACCCCATCCTCACTAAGATGGATGCTGTGGATGGCACTGAGATAGAGATAGGTGTCAACATGGACCCTGGGCAGGCTGCAGCCCAGGCTTCAGCTTTTGAGTCATCCCTGGAGAGCCTACAGAGTGCCAGTGATAGGGTTAGCAAAACTCTGGAGAAGGCTGCTGGAGCAGAGCAGAAAGAAGGGAAGGAAGCAGAAGCTGCTGGCAAAAAAACCAAAGAATCCGGGCAGGCAGCTGATCAGGCCGGTGGTCATTTCCATAAGCTCCAACAGTATGTAGACGGTGCCAGCCAGAAGTTCAGCAACCTAAAAGACCACCTGGATGGCGTTAAGACCAGACTTCTGGCTATCCAGGGAGCCATCCTGGGAATAGCTGCTATATCAGTCTATTCTTCAGCCAAGACTGAAACCCTGGTGGAAGAGCTGAGAGGGCTCAAAGGTGAAGCCTATGCAGCTCCTCTCCTGGAGTGGGCAGAGAAGAGCAAAGGCCTAGCCTGGAGCAGTAAAAAGCAAAGATTAGCCATAGCATCTGACCTCTCTGAGCTGGGATATAATCCCACAGAGGTCTCAAATTATGGCCAGGAAATAGAGAAATATTTCTTTACAAAGGCTGCTATGCTGAAAAGGCTGGGTTTGGGCAGCGCTGAAGAGTTGGCAAAGGATATTGCCAGTGCTGAAAAGACCGGCAATGTCAGGGCTATAGAGAGGCTCTTTAGTGCTGGTGCCATCTCTGACCAGAAGCTTAGCAGAGAAGTGGATAGGCTCAGAGCCAATTATGAGAAATTTGCTTTTGCCACTGATGAGGTAGTGAAAAAGCAGGCCTTGCATAACCTGGTCATGAAGGAGCTGACAAAGACAAACCAGTCCTTCACAGGTCAGGCTACGACTCTTGAGCAGAAGCTGGATGTGCTCCAGTCCAAATGGGGATCTCTTCTTTCCGGCATAGGTGACTCATTAAGGCCTACTGTCACTAAGATTGTGGATGGCCTAATTCTTGTTATCGATACCATTGAATCTGTGCCTCACCATGATAAAATCCTGATCTTCCTGGGCCTGCTGGTGGCAGCCATAACCACTTTGATCAGCTGGATCTTCATTCTGGCTCCAGCCCTGGAAGCGCTCTCATGGGTCCTGGGACTCAGTGGAGCTGCAGGGGCTGCCACTGCCTTTGGAGGTGCTATAGGCACTCTCATAGGCCTGCTTGGTGGAGCTGCTACAGCTTTAGGTGGTATGGCTGTTGCAGGTGCTGCAGCTATAGCTCCATTACTTCCTATCATCGTAGTACTTGCAGCAATAGCTACCATCATTTACCTGCTCTATACCAGGACCACTCTCCTGCAGGATGGCTTTGCTCTCCTCCAGGAGTTTGCCGGGAGAGCCTCTGCAGCTATCCTGAAGCTGTGGAGCACTGTTTCAGGAGGGCTGAGAGGGAATAAGGCAGATCTCCAGGAGATAGGAACCTGGATCAGGAACTTCCTAGAAGGTCTCATCCCAAGCTGGCTGTCTGACCTCTTTGCCCAGGCCCAGTCCATCTACAGAGAAGCCATGAGGTGGTTTGATAGGATTATGGGCTGGTGGAACGATTTCCTGAAGAAGGTCACTGAGGTCTATGACAAAATCAAGGATACGCTGGGGCTTGGTGGAGATCAGGGGTCTCAGATCACCTCTGAAATGCAGCAGTATGGAGTTACTGGCTGGGGTGAGATCAATGGCAAGAAGGCAGTAAAAGTAGCCTACAGAGAGCTTCCCTCATCTCAATGGAGCACTCCCATTTACGACCAGATAAAGGCGGCCACTGGTGGAAAAACCAGGCTGACAGGTCAGGAATGGATAGATTTTGCCCAGAAGCACCCTGAGCTGGCAAAGGCCATGACGGGCTCTGGTGAGATCCTGATCCCCATGGATGAGCTGGATGACTTCCATATTCCAGAGAGTGCCCTGCCTCCTGAGCCTGAAAAACCCTTAGCTTTGCCTGATGTGAAAGAGGCAGCTTCAGATGCTGTAGATGAAGGAAAGGCTGCAGTCCAGGAGTCTGGCCAGACCTATGTAGAAAAGTCTTCCCAGACTTATAAGGAGACCCTGGAGAGGACGGGCTCAGAGACAATCGCAGCCCATGCTGCTTATGATCCTTTAGGCTTCTATTCAGACTTAGGTGGAAAGGGAGTCAATTATCTCAAAGAGAGGGGCTCAGGTGCTGTAGACTACGGGAAGGATCTCATAGGCTGGGGTGACAAAGAAGAGGAGAAGCCAGAAGCGGCCATAGGTGCCACAATTGTGGAAGAGGGCCAGCTGAAGGTTCACAGGAAGGAAGAGGTCATTCCAGCCAAAATAGTGGAGGGCACAGGGAAACTGGGCTCTCTACTGGCTGCAGCTCTGAATTTCATGAACGGCAGAGCTGACATAGAGCAGGCTATCTCTGAGAAGGTCTTCTCCCAGAATGCCATTAACAATAGAGAGATCTCAGCAGGAGCTGGCCCTATCACCATTCACATGACTGTCCAGGCTCCTGTTACCATCCAGGTCACAAAAGAAGTAGATCTCAGGAATTTGGATGTCACTAAGCTGATTGACTGGAGCAGAGCCCAGTATGAGCTAGAAAAGATCGTCAGGAACACATTCAGATTCCAGGAGGGCTAAAATGGTAGTTGAAATTTCAGTGGACCCAGTGGCTAACGGCATGGATCTCAACGGTGAGGTCCAGAGAGCCCTGGCTCAGTCTATGAGCCAGAGCATGATGCCCTCTCAGAACTACCTGGAGGCTGAAGAGAACAAAGAAGTGAAGGTCACTATTGATGGCCATGAGTTCAGGGTCAATCCTCAGCAGATGTCCTGGTCAAAGGAGTTCAAAATAGAAGAGGCTGAGGTGGTCTATGAGCAGGACATCACTCAATGGATGGGAGTGAAAAATAAGAGGCTCAGCATTAGCCTGAGGACCTTCACGGCAGATGAGAAGGAGTTCCTCTGGTATCTGGGAGATGAAGATGGAGAGCACAATGGACCCCATATCATAGAGGCTGCTATTCCCACAGGCTCCATCTGCATGTACTTGAAAAAGTGGAGCGGCCAGCAGGTGGAGGGAGAGTCTGATAACACCTGGGCGTGGTCTTTAGAGTTTGTCGAAAGTAATGAAAATGGGATCTGAGGGACCATGCCCATTAAGCCTTATCTGGAGATCAAGGGCCAGGATTGGTCTAAGGTTTTCATGTCGTGCCATATGGATAAAAATTTAGAGAACCAAGATGCTGATAGAGCTACCATAAAATTAGCTAACCCTTACGGCAAATTAACAGGCATTTTCACGCGGGGAAATATCGTGAAAATGAGGGTCACCAATATTGTCAGGCGCTGCAGCAGCCATCAGACAGAATACGAATATAAGATGTTCACCGGCAATATTTACACCATCCAAGACGGCCCCAGGCAAATAGAGATAGTAGCCACCTGCAAGATATCCAGCCTTAATAAAAATATGCCTAACGGCCTGCTAAACCATGAAGGCTGGGATGTGAAACAGTGGGTTACCTTCATCATCGACGAATTTAATAAAATAGCAGCAGACTGGGAAAAGATAGAAGTGGCTGAGATATGGGATAGCCCTACTATCATTAAAAAGGACCAGATGACCAATGGAGGAGATATCACCTTCCTGGATGCTCTGGACGCCTGCTGCAACTTCTCTGGAGGCTTCTATTACTTCGATGATGACGACAGATTCCATTTCAGCGATCCAGCTAAGCCCAGGACTCCCACTGTCAAAGATATCACACCAATCTCTACAAACCCTGTGGCCTGCTATACCCAGATAGGCTATCACAATGTCCAGACGGTCATTTGCTCTTCTGAGAATGACCCTGGTCATCATCCCTCTGAGCAGGATAGGCATGCTCCAGTTATGGCCACTTATGTCTCTCCTGCTGTTGAATCTGGAGAAGAGTCCAAGGTCATAGCTCCTCCATTGTATCTGCCCTATGTTACTACAGAGGCTGAAGCTCTATCTATTGCTAAGAACATGGTGGCTAACTTTGCCCAGTACATGAACGCCACCCAGGACCTGGAGCTGGTGAACGCAATTATTCAACCCCTGGATCAGGTCACCTATGCCACTGGACTGAGGTACTACAAAGGCAAAGCATGTGGCAAAATCTTCCCTGTGCCTCCTGATAAGCAGGGGAAGACAGAGGGCCTGGTAAGAAGGGCAGTATGTGACCTCTCCAGCAAAGGCTGGAGGCAGAAGCTGGAGACCTGTGCTCCTCCATCTCAGTCTGAAGAGGACACTCAGAGCACAAATCAGGCTAACCCTACGTTAGAAATAAAGCAGGCTAGCCCTGTGGTGAAGACCTATGGACAGCCTCCTTATGGATGGACTAAAGAGGGTTATGGCTTCTTCTATGCCAAACAAGACCTTTACGATCAGATGAAAGAGGAGCTGAAAACCAGAGGCATTCCTGAAGAGCCTAACACCTGGATCTATGTGAATCCTGATGCTTTCGATCCTAACGCTCCTTCCAGAAGCTGGCTCATATACAGGTTTGGCCAGGATGATGTCCCTCCTGCAGGAATGAAGATGGTGGAGCCCTGGGATACAAGGGCCTCGCCTGGAGATGTTGACGGAAATAACACTTTTATTAGAGGGTAACTATGGTCACTATGAAGGAAGCTCTCAGGAACGAGTTCAAGAAAGCCCTCTCCTTAATCCTGAGAATAGAGACCTGTGAGGTGCTGGATGTCCAGCTCCACTCTCAGCCTGAAGACCAAAAGCAGAACACGGTGACCATCAGGCTGAGGGATTCCACCAATTTAACTGAATGCACTGAGATCATCAGATACAGGGTCCCAGTGCTCTGCAGCTATGTAGGGCACTTGTTTGGATTTACCTGGAATCCAGCAGTGGGAGACTTGGTGAAAGTAATATTCTTAAGCAATGAGAAGGCTTATGTTATCAGCCCCTACTTTAACCAGGAGCAAAAGCCCATCTGCAGGCAGCATCCTGATGATAAAGTCATCAAATTCTGCCAGACCCCTCGTGCTGAATATGAGTCTACAAAATGCCCTAAAATCAAGTACCTGAAGAGATTCCAGAACCCTGATCACCCAGTCTGCATGAAATATTATGGAAAGGATAGGAGCTTCATTCTGATCTCTGACTGTCCACTGGGGCATGCTCATCCAGACTGTGAGCTATGCACCGACCTTGAGGATATCGAGAATCATTCTAACTCTGTGAAGCTCTATCCATCCACTCATCCCCAGCATCCTAACAGGATCAGGATCTCTCAGAAGAAGGGTCAGACGGTCCAGCTGGAAGATGATGGCTCAATAATGCTGGAGGACTCCATTGGGAATTTCATTTGTCTCCAGGGGAATGAGAATGAGGGCGGCATAGTCATAAAAGACAGAGCTGGGAGTTTTATCTCCCTCAATGGCAATGGCACAATAACCGTCCATGCAGCTCAGAACGGTTCTCATAATCTCAATACTGAAGGCTGTGCCTGTGGTGGCGGCCATTGTACTATGGTCAATCCTAATCCCTACGGTTTCGATGAGCTGGACAAAACTGAAAAGCAATCAGGAGGCTGATTAAGGTGGCTGGAGATTTACTGACAAACATGAACTTTGGAGCTGGCAGAACCATCTGCCACAGAGCTGTGGACCTGGTGCTCACGCCTAACGGTGACCTGGCCATCACTCCTGATGATGATACCAGAATCCTGCAAACCTTCATGCTCTATCTTTTCACAGCTAAAGGTGAGAGAACTGACCCTACTGTAGGCTGTGCTCTCACTACTATTCTCCATAAGAGACTGAATGCAAACACTCTGAATGAGGCTGAAAAGTCGATCCAGGAAGACCTGAAGAAGCTATTCCCTAAGCAGGGCAGGGTTATAGTCAGGGCCAGAAAAGTGCCCAGCCAGAATAATAACGAAGTAATGATAAAAATTCTAATGGCTGGAAAGATTTATAGCATAGGCATTAACTTGGAAGAATTGCTAAGATCATCTACTCTGGCTGCAAATTTGAAACAGCCTGTCCAGGAGGTCTAAAATGGCCTTTGAGGAAATAAGACCCATTAGCACGATTAAAGAAGAGATGAAGACCTATCAAATGGCCAGACACTCTGCCCTGAGAGCCTATGAGGAGACTTCAGTCCTCACTACAATGAATGAGGCCATGGCCCAGCAGGTCCAGGGGCTGGAGATTAAGGGGCAGCAGTCAGAGATAGATAGGGATATTTACAGAGCTACTGGGTCAGCCCTTGAATACCTGGTCAAAGACAGGCTTCCTGAAGGAAGACTTCCTGGCTCCAGAGCCATAGGGCAAATTCAGTTTAGCAGAGCCACTCCAGCTCTTAGAGAGTACGTCATCCCTGCAGGCACATTGGTATATGCTCCTGGGGTCATTGAGGTAGTTGTATTTGAGACAACTATTGAGGCTACTCTTCCCATAGGAGAGACCTCTATCCTGGTTTCTGCCAGGGCTCAGAATGCTGGCATTAATGGGAATGTGGATGCCTTTTCCACTACTGTGATCCCCAGACCTCCTGCTGGCATCGAGAGGGTGACAAACCCTCTGCCTTTTGCTGGAGGCACTGACCCTGAAGATGATGACTCTCTCAGGATGAGATATCTAACTGCCACCAGCCTGAACGGACTAGCCACTATGGAGCAGCTGGAAAGGCATCTCACTTCTCTGACAGACGGTGATGGGGAAACCCTGGTGGCTGAAGCTCAGGTCTTCCCTGTGGCTCCAGGTGAAGTGGAGATCATAGTGGATGCTGCAGAGCAGAGTCCCATGCCCCAGGAGATAGAAGCCTGCATAGAAAACACAATAGCTGTCGGAGCAGTAGCCAGAGGGCTTTATGCTGCTCATTTCGATGGCGAAAATATAGAGGCAAACCTGGGTACCTCTCGGGGTGGGAAGCTCTTCCTGAGATCCAGGTCAAACCTTATCAACTCCTATGAGATCACTATCAATTACCATAATCAGCTATACAATGACAGGAGCACTGTGGCTGCCACGCCTCAGATCTTCCTGGAAGGAGAGGTCATGGAGGTGCCCCTGCAGAGTGAGGATGATCTGGTGACGGTAGTTACAGGAGGCATCAATCCGGCTCCCGGCGAGTTTGATATCCTCATAGGTCATGGCAGTTATCCCTACCTGTATAACATGCCTCAGAAGGTGGCAATAGATGTCTATCTCCTGATTTATTTCACTGACACCCCTGAAGCAGATTTAGAAATCAAGATCAAGGAATCCATCAGGCACTTCCTGGATTCATTCAAGATAGGAGAGAGGTTTGAGTACTCAGATCTCTACTCTGCTGTCCTCATAGATCACGCCACTGGTATGCCTTTCGTTGGCATTCAGGAGATCAAATATCTGAAAGCCCAGGGCAAAAGCCAGAACTGTGACTCTAATGGACAGAGAATCCTACTGGATAACGATGAGAGGATAGACCCTGGTGTGATTACTATAGAAGTTATAGAGGACTAAATATGGTTGATGAAACTAACGATCCTTTAATTCAAGATGATGATTCCATCTCTGAAGATCCAATCAGGCCTGTAAGTGATAAGGATACTGTAGCCAAGTCCTTTGGCATGGCTATAGTCAGTCTGATCTCTAAGAGATTCACACTGGCAGAGGAGATCCTGCTGGCCACTATTCTCCTGGCCTTTGCCATCATCTTCATGGTGCCTGAAGGCAGGCTCCAGATTGCCATGACCATCTTTGCTTATATAGCAGGCTTTGCCTCTGCTGCAGTCATGTTCTACCTGGGCAACCATAACCAGGCAGTCCAGGCCAGTCTGGAAAGCCAGCTGCAGGAACTTAAGAACCTGCAGGCCCAGACCCAGCCACTTAAGTAAGGCTGGTTTTCCTTTTTTTCCCACAGCAAATATTAAATACCATAGAAATTATGGCTTCTATGTTAAGCTATAATTGGGGGCCATGACAGGGTATTTGGTAAAAGGTCAAAGTCTGCCCCAGGCCTGGGAGGAGGGTCTGAGGCTAATATGGAATCATGGAGAGTTTCTTGGAGATCAAAGGGGCTCAGACACAATTGAGATCCTGAGCCTTATGACTGTGATCCCCTATGGAAAAATCACAATACCTAAACTTTATCCTCATAAAGAAAGAGCCCTGAGGGATTACAGGGATCAGCTATGTCATCCATGCCTTAACAGTGGATTCGTTTACACCTATGGAAACAGGACCCAGGCATGGGGCCATGAGACTGGCAAGCCCATAAACCAAATTGATTATGCCATTAAGCAGCTGAGAGACAGCCCATCCAGCAGGAGGGCTGTGGCCAGCACATGGCTTCCCACTTTTGATTGCATAAGAGAGGAAGTCCCATGCATGATGGTTTGCCAGTTTATCCTCAGGCATTCTGATCTGACCCTGGATGTTTATTTCCGAAGCCATGATTTTGCAGGGGCTTATCCAGCTAACGTCTACGGGCTTTTTGGTCTTCTGGAGATGGTGGCTGACAGGCTATACGCCAGACCTAAAGAGATTTGCATATTTTCAGCTTCAGCACATGTCTATGACTGGGACTGGCCGCTCTGGGCCAGGGTCCTGGGTGAGGAGGAGCTGCCTCCGCAATGCGTCCAGGCTGGGCTGAGCCTGGCAAATCTGAGGGAGGCTATAGCTTGAAATCAACTAAAAACTCCTTTGAGGGAGATATGGTCCTGGCCCTTAATGCATTTTTAAGGAAGGGCAAGACTGGCAAGGCATATAGACTTAGACAATCCAGATACCAGAGCCAATTTCTGGATATTTTAGTGGACTCTGCAGAGTCCAGGTATTATCTGGGAATCGAATGTAAGTCCATCAACGCTGTGAAGTATAAGAAATTATACTGGGCTACCTACTTCAGCCAGGCTGGAGGAATCCACCAGCTGGAAAGGATCTCTAAGTTCCTCCAGGAAACGGGCAGGAAGGGCCTCCTGGCTGTGGAGCTAAGAAATGGTACAGGGAAGAAGAGAGAGGCATATCTGCTGCCCTTCAAGTGGGTTTATGAGCGGTTTAAGACTGGAATAAATGGGCTCTCTGTTGATGAGATAAGAAAAGAAGGTACTAGGCTCCTCAGAGCAAAGGGAGATTATGAGGTTAAAGAGGGCATGATTTGATTTCGCCCTCATCTCTCTTTTCAACAAATCAAATACACGAAACATGAATTTTGACCCTATTTTTAGATCAAACCATTTGCCAATAGATAAGTGGAGCCATGGCAATTAACGTGAATCCCGTTAGTAATCTAATGGCGACTCTATGTTTGTTCCTGAATTGATCCACTTGATCTGGGCTCATACCCAGTGCAATGACCCCTCCAATGACCAGCACGGGAAGCGCTATACCTAAGGTGTAAATCACCAGATAATATAGGCCTGATGAAGCATATCCTCTGCTGGAGATCATGCCAATAATAGCGATATAGATCCCTCCCACACATGGAGCCCTTACCAGAGAGAAAAGGGCTCCCAAAAGGAAATATGAGGTAAGCCTCCGGCTAGCAACTACACCATGGATATACTTCTTGGTCCAGTCCGTGCGGAAGATGGATGTGCCACCCATATGCAGCCTCCTGGCATCTTCCAGCTGCATTAGCCCTAAAATTAGTAGTACCGCTGCCAGAATAGTGCGGAACATGGCGATAGTGGATTTATCTTGTAGAACGCTGAATAGGCCTACTCCAAAAATGATGTAAACGGTGAACATGCCCAGGGAAAAGGTGGCAACCATTGCCAGGATATCCATTCTTCGGCCTGTACTTGCTAACATCGAGCTTGCCAGAAACGCTAGTATGGCCAGAATACAGGGATTGAAGCCCGCCAAAAGACCCGCTGCAAAGACAGCAGCTATAGATGATAAGCTGAGTTCTTCAAGAGCATTTTCGGTAGCACAATTAGCACATGCCGGAGAATTAATTGTAGTGTTCGTAGAATTATTGATAGCTAGAGTGGATGGTGAAATCGCAACTAGTGTTACCATCAGCAAGACTACTATGACCCAAAGTCGCAACACCTGTATTGTGGTATCCCTGGATGGATGTATCATAGCAGTTTAAGATGAATTCGGAAGATCGATCATGCTTTGAGGCTATTTATCGGTATTGGTGCAAGTCAATTTCGGCATGAAGCTGATATCCGAGATACCTGATTTTTATCGAGGAAGGGGCAACTAGTTGAAGCTTATAGTAGACATGATGCGGGTTTCATTGTGTGTAAAGGAAAATCATTAAAAACCAAAAAATATGGACTTATCTTTCTTCTAATTGGATGACTCCCCCTATTAGTTTGGCTCCTGACCACCAATAATCTTCTTTATGTCCTCCAGCTTCAGGGCTCCCTTTTCATTGAAGAGCTGATCATACCTGAAGAGCTTCCCCTCAGCTTCCAGAATGGGCACCTTCGTAGGCCTGCATTTCTTTTTGCTGAGATAGATGAAGCCGTTAGCAGAGGCAGCATCTGCATGCTCCACTTCGCAGCCCAGATCCCTCAGATTTGCTTCCAGCTGCTTACATTTTGGGCAGGTATCTGTGCCCCAGACTATAACTTCCATAATTATCCTCTCCTACTAATAATAGTGCTCATAATCACTTTGAGAGTCTTATCCAGCAGGGCCTCCTGAGGGAGAAGAGCATCAAAATACCACCATCTCAGGGGCTCTGCAGAAGCTAGCTCCATATAGATCTCCTGGGCCTTTCTCAGGGTATCCAGCTTCTCGAAGCATTTCAGCTGGCCCTCTGGCCTATTCCCCAGCCTTTCTAAAGCCAGCACAGGGTCCATGGTCAGGAGAATACTGATGTCAGGATAGATGTCCCATTTTTGGGTCAGTACGCTGGCCAGAGGTCCCTGGTAAGCCCTGGAGCTGAAAGGTGTCCATCTATCGCATATCACCACCCTGTCATCTGCCAGGGCTGGAAGAATGACATCCGTCAGGTGGATGGCATGGTCCAGGGTGAATTTCAGGGAGTTGATTGCTGCTGGATTGATGTTCCCTGTAGGCCAGTCAGAGATCAGGTTCTCCAGCTCGTTAAAGCCCTCGAATCGCTCTGTGGGCTCCTGAGTGACGATGACCATCTCTCCCAGCTCACGAGAGAGCTTCTCTCCTAAGGCCTGGGCCAGAGTGGTCTTCCCTGTGCCATCGATGCCCTCCAGCACTACTAAGCAGCCTCGGGACACCTGTTTTATGTCTAGCCTCAGGGCATCGGTATTTTGAGCTAAAATGGATTGCAGAAAGCCTTTGCCTCTAATGCAGTCTCTTCCTATAACCTTCATGGGATCACTACCTTATGCATAGTAAGATAGTACTGCCATAGTTGCTATAGTATTAAAGTATTTCCTTCAATGGTATCTTGAGGAGGGTTTAATCCTCCTCATAGACTTCCAGAGGCCTGTCAAAAATAGAGAACCTATGAGCCCTGGGATTCTGGAAGATATCCTGAGCCAGGAAAGGAATATTTTCATTATCGCTGACCCTGAAGAATTTGCCTCCAGTTTGGGTAACAGAGATAATGCCTGGAACTGATTTAAACCACCTCAATGGCCTAATCCTCTCTGAGTCCATTGCTATGCACTCATGGGCCTCAAAGTCATTGTAAATGACCATCCTGAAGTAATCGTTCTCGGCTTTAGACCTGAAGGGACCCTGGATATGCCCTACTCTCCACTGACCTCTGGGTATAGGCTTCAGATGCCATTTTTCTCCATTCTCCTCTTTACCCTGCAGCTCTTCCAGGATGTAATACCAATAGGCTCCTTTATAGATCAAGACGTTCCTGAAACCATCCTCCAGATCAGGGATCTGACTCTTCGCTCTGAAGATCCCAGAGCCGTCCTCTATAGTGAAGTCCTGCATAGTGGCCTCAATAATGACCTGGGCCTTCATGATCTCACCTTCTTCCATTTGAGCAAGGGGTCTGGAGTTAATTGTCTTATAGTGAGGCAGAGGAATCAGAGCATAATCCTTAAGCTCTACAAATCTTCCATCAAGACAGCCTGTGGCCTCAAAGAGCTTCTTTTTGGCATCTGTAAGAGGCTTGCCAGACTGAAGTCTTTCCATGAGCTGCTGGCCAGTTTTTAGAGCTATGCCTTTTATGCAGGTCAATCCCAGGCGCATCTCTCCCCTATCACCAGTGGTCTCCAGCTGTGGTTCTTTTAAGCTGGGCCTTCTGATGGGGATCTTCATCCTATCGGCCTCTCGGAGGATCTCCCTTCTCTCTTTGCCCTCTGTCTTAATGTTCATCCAGGTAGCTAGAGCGAGAGCTGGGTCCAGTATCTTTAGAAAGATGGTCATGAGGGAGACCCATGCATAAGCTACGGCATGGCTTCTATTGAATCCGTAACCAGCCCAAAGGAGAATCTCATCCCATTGCTTCTTTTTGGCAGGGTCCTTAAGCTGATCCTTCAAAGTGCCCTCCTCCAGGGCCTGCAGCTTATCCAGCTTCTTCTTCGAGATGGCTCTCCTGGCCTGGTCTGCCTCCTGCATGCTCATGCCAAAGATGATATTCAGAGCCTTCAGAACCTGCTCCTGGTAGATGATCAGGCCATAGGAGTCCTCAGTGCCCTGCATGGGCTCATAGGCCTCTCCCTCTATCCTTCTCTTTCTGTAAAGATCGATGAGAGGCCTGGTGCCGGGCCTATTGAGGGCCACTATCCTGACTACATCCTCAAAGTGCTCGGGAGGGACCTCTTTCATGAGCTGCTCTCCAGCCTGAGTGCCCAGCTGGAAGATGCCATAAGGATAGAGCCTGGCAAAGACCAGCATATCAGAGATATCCTCATCTGACAGCTGATGAAGCTCCCAGTCCAGCTGTTTCATGGCTACAGGAAGGTCGATTCCCTCAGAGACAGAGGTCCTGGGCTTCAGCATCCCTGCAATGAAGTCCAGTGTATCCAGGCCCAGCACGTCAAACTTAGGAATGTTCAGCTCCAGAATATCCCTCAGCTCCAGCTCTATGGCTAGGCCTCCTCCATCTTTCTTCACCCTGGTCAATGGAATGGTCTCTGCAATATCGGGCAGAGCTACCACGCCTGCTGCATGGATGCCTTTATGTCTGATATGTCCATCCAGCTGATCTGTTAGCATTCTAATGCTTTCAGATACTTCGTCTGATAGCTTATCAGTCTCATAGGCCTCCTGGTCAATCTTCTTCAGCCAGCATGCATCTCGGATCATGAGCTTCTCATGCCACCTGGCATAGGTGGAGATCTGAGCTGTCTGCCTGCCAACGATATCACCCAGGATCTGAATAGCCTCCTGTCTCCTGGACTTCTGGACATCTAAATCAAAATCAGGCGGGTCCTTCCTGCCCTCAGGGAGGAACCTCTCAAAGAGTAGCTTCTGGGTTATGGGATTGATCCTGGTGATGCCCAGGATATAGCTAATGAAGCTTCCTGATGCTGATCCTCTGCCAGGGCCTCTCAAAATGCCAGCCTTATCCAGCCTCTGGCATAGCTCATATTCAATAAGGAAATACCAGGCAAAATCAGATTTTGTTATCCTCTGATATTCCATCTCCACTCTGTCAGCCAAGGCCTGGACTCCACCCATCTGCCCCAGCTCTTTCTCTCCAGTTATCTCCAGGAAAGCTTCAAACTTCTCATCTACTAGCTGCCTAAAATCGATATGAGCCACACACTCCTTGGGTGTGGGAAACTCTCTTGGCAAAGAGAAATCAAAGTCATCAGCAAACTCCCTGGTAGCCGCAATAACATTATTGGCCTCCTCTGTAGCCAGCCCCAGGTTTTCTATGACCTCTGATTCGTTCTGGTAATAATATGAGTTGCCTGGGAAGTAATCCTCTTTCTGGACAAGAGCCCTGTCTTTATAGATAATAGACGCTGCTGCCACCTTAGGAGCCCTCTCCTCCTGGGATGTGTAATGGCAGTCACAGGTGACAATCACTGGGATTCCCTCCCTCAGACCCAGAGCATAAGCCCATCTGTTAAAGTCATGCTGCAGTTCCAGGGCTGGATGAGGCATGATCTCAATGACCATCTCTCCTCCAGCTGCCAGGACCTGGCTGTAGGTCTTCAGAAGCCAAGCCTCTGCCTCCTCTGGGTTCTCTATCCATTTCTGGAAGAGCAGCCCACCTCTGCAGGCAGTGCCAAAGGCCAGGCCCTGGGCATGCTCTATGAGATGTTGCAGTGGGATCAAGGGCTTCCTCTTGAAATGATTCACTACAGCATCATTATGGAGGTGGACCAGGTTCTTCCAACCCTCTGGTGATCTGACCCAGATGGTCATGTGGCCTTTCCCAGGACCTTCTGACTGGCTTCCTGTAAAAGTATAATCAAACTCTGTATAGCCTTCCTCTCTAAGTTTCTTAATTGCATTAGGCTCTTTCTTCTTTTTCCCTCCAGACACCCATTCTTTAAACCTCTCTGGGATCAGGGCGATAGCGTCATCTGCTTTAGGGAAATCATCTACTAAGCCCAAGTCTAAAGAGGAATGATAGCTTCCAAAAGTTAAATCCACAAACCAGGTGGTCTTTGTCCCTCCGCTTCTTTTATTGGCCTGTCTAGGTTGAGGAGTAATGATGAAGGTGGCTTTCATATCTTCACCCAGCCCCTCCATTACATAGCCCTCATAGCCAATGATCGGCTGGATTCCATGCTTCCTGCAGGCGGATTCAAACTGATAGACTCCAGCCATAGTGCCATGATCTGTGAGAGCCAGATGAGTAATCCCTAGGTCTGCTGCCACCTTTGCCATGTCCTCAGGACTCCTGATGGAGTCTCCCACAGAAAAGTCACTATGACAGTGGAGCTGTGGGATCTGAGGGACCTGGGGCGGTCTGGTCTCTGGTGACTCTTCGAAAAGATAGGTTAGGACTGTTAGCAGATCTGACCTATACTTCTCCTCAGGATATCCGCTATGCAGCAAATAGGCAGGGTGATAGACATGTTTATGCTCAATGCACAGGGCATCCAGGGCCTTGTGGGCGGTCTTGCCCAAAGCCAGGATCAGCTTAGGCTGAATATACTCTATTTGCTGTTTCAGGAATGATAGGCAGGAATTAATCTCCTGGGCCTGAGGCACTCTGTTTCCTGGAGTATGACACTTCAGGACGTTGATCATGGCATAGTTCTCCAAGCCCAGTTCTGCCAGAAGCTTTCTGATTATGTGACCTGAAAGCCCACAAAAGGGGACCCCTCTTTCCATCTCTTTCTCTCCAGGAGCTTCACCAACGCATAGGAGATCCACTCTATCAGGATCTCCTATTATGGTGCCTACCACATGGCCTTCCAGTTTGCAGACATTGCACTGCCTGACCTTTTGAGCCAGCTCTTTGAGCCCCTCCATCTGCATTCTCAGGCCTCCAGGTTAGGCTCCCAGTCCATTCCCAGGAGGATCTTTGCCAGGCTGATCAGGGCATCTATGGGTGTTTCTCCCTGGGCCTGAGGACCTCCTTCTGACATGACCACAGCGTAAACAGGGCCTTCTTTTAGCCAGGAGATCTCCTCCTCTTTGCTATCTAGCTCTGCAGCCAGATTACCTAAAGCTGTGACCATAGAAGTGGACCACCCTGAGCCTATCTCATTAGGCATCTCTCCCATGATGGCACAGACCTCTTCACCATCGAGATAGATCCTGATCTCCTCACCTATGGGTGTGGCCTCATTCTTCTGAGGAAGAGAGGGTCCACTAAAGAAGCGTATTATTTCCATGATAACCACCTAAAAATAAAGTTTACAGAGGGGTCTCTGTGGTCTTCTGGGCTCCCTTCTGCTGCAGCCTGGACCTCAATGCATCGATCCTCTGTTGCTCTGATGAGGTTATGGCTCCCTTCGTTGCAGAAGCCTCAGCCTTCTTCTCTCCCTTCTCTGCAGGAAGCTGTTTCTGCCTGAGACCACCAGTAGTCTTCTTTGCAGATGTCCTCTTAGATGTAGGGGCAGGGGCCTCCTGGACAGGATGTGTCTGGGGTACATCTGTCTGGCCCTGGGCAGATAAAGGGGCTTCTGTTTCCCCTGCAACATCATGAGAATGACCAACTCCAGGAGTGTTAGCCTGGGACTTATTCAGAATTTGGGAGACTGCCTTTGCCTCCTCCTGATCTATGATGCCAGCATCCACAGCCTCCTTCTGAGCTGGCCTGATCTCCTCAGATGGAGCTTCCTTCATAGGGGTCTCTGGAGTCTCCTCCACTGGAACCTCTGGAATCTCATCCTCTCCCAGATCCTCAGGGAGGTCAGGCAGCACAGAGTCCATATTCCAGAGAGCTAGGGCCATCTTGGAGGTCCTCTCCTTCTCATTCTGGTCAATATACTTTGAGATCCTCACCAGGGCCTTCACCCTGTTGGCCAGGAAGTAGGGCCTGCCTTCTACGACCTCATAGACTCCTCCTTCCACAAAGGCACTCTCTCTGAGCATCATGGAGGTATCTGATCCTGTCAGGAAATTATGGATCTCCATAACATAGAATGGCCCTCTGGCTCCCTCTTTCTCTACTATGGAGGTGGGTGTCCCATCCAGGATCACGTAGCCTCCAACATGGTCCTCTATGATCTCCTTGCTGAAATCAGTTAGAGTCTCCACTTCGGGCCAGCTCAGAGGTGTCTGGTCTTTGCTCTCCTGCCAGTCTCCCACATTGCAGAAGACTCCACTCTCAGTCTCTGCCTGGGTAATAATAGTGTTAAGGACCTTATCATTAGGAGCTTCATGCCACCTTTGGGCAAATGTAGAGCTGCCCTCCAGGACTATGGTAGTGTCCGGATCTTCTGGATTCTGGACCAGCAAGGTCACAAAGGTGGTCTCAAATTCGTACTCTGAACCATCATCCCTGGCTCCCTTCCTGCTCTTAATTGGAGAGACTCCCAAAATCATGACCTTATGTCTGGGATCTCCTGGGATGACATCAGGCAGCTCACTGTGATCTGCAGGTTCACATTCTTTGATATTGATCCATCCCTGGTTTTTCTCCAGAATGACATGACAGGCCTCTCCCACTTTTACCTCAAGGACAGATCCCCAGAGATTAGTCCTGATCAGATCCCATGCAGAGCCTGGAATATCAGACTCTACCAGGAAAGTCACCCTCCTATAAGTCGAATTCCTGGAGGATTTCTGGGGCTTCCCCATCTCTAGGAGCACAGCCAGCTTAGGCTTAGCTCCCACATATCTCTTCTCCTGCAGGGGTCTTAAGCCTCTTAGGATCATCTCTTCTGGCGTGATAGGGCCACTCCACTCTTCAAAGTCAGACCTATACGCTTGAAGCTGCCCAAAGAAATCACGCCTAACCTTTGGCTCTGCCTGACCAGTGTCAGAGGCTATCTTATTTACCACTGCCAGATCTTCAGTTATGGAAGCCTCTATTCCAGGCTGATCTTCTCCCTGTCTCATCAGCTTCAGCTGGACATAGAACTTAGGCACCTGGAATTTCGCAGCTAATACGTCGACAATATCCTCTGTCATTGTTAATTCTCCTTTCAATTATGCTAACGATCTAGAGCGGCAGACAGCCCTTAGTGCCTAAAGGTCCATCAGCTAACCTCAGAGGGCTGCTATTCATTTCAGGATTCAGGCAAGGCTGCCTGCGCTCCTCCCTTAGAGGCACCAGCCTCTTATTCTCTCAGACTGATGCCAACTTGCTTTAGTTGTTCCTCCACTACTCTGTCCACAAACTCCCTGGTGGACTCTTTAGGCCCCTTTGTCCTGAAATCAAGAACAATGAACTGGACCTCTTTTTCATCACCTGTATCTGGGGCTCTGGCTTTTACCCAATCACATCTACACTCCCTATGGCTTTTCATGATCCTTTTTAGAGTGGCATTATAGCTCTCCTTTTTATGAGCTAAGTTTGCCAACTCATCCCTGGTCTCATGGGTCACCTCTATGCTGGTTTTCTGTTCCCTCGGTTCCAGGGCGGTGGGTTTATCTTTAGTAGGCATATTGACCTCCGATTCCCATAGTGACACCCTTCGTATATAAGCCTTATGGAAACTATGGCAATACTAGATAAAACTCAAATACCATTAGTAGCTATAGGAAGGATGATGACATTAAATGAAGAAGGTTTGGAAAATACGATTCAGGAGAGTTTGCCTCATGGAATTTCAGCGTCCAGAATCCATGCCTGGATGTTCTGCTCCAGAAGTCATCAGCTGAAGTATGACCTGGGCTACCCAGGGATTACAGGCCCTGCTGCTAAAGTGGGTGTGAAGATGCATGATAGAATCGCTCAGGCATTACAGGATGGGTCCATGCCACGGCTCCCCAGGAAATGGCTGAGCAGTTATAAGGATATGTGTCAACAGCTGCAGATCTCAGATAACCTTCTTGTGGAAAAGCAGCTACTGGGGCAGGCCCAGGGAGAGGATATTCTGGGATATCTGGACTTAATCGATCTGGGTCAATGCTTCATTTTAGATTGGAAGACTGGTAAGGTACATGGCTATCCTGTTAAGGCCTATATCTATAGCATGCTGGTAGACCAGCTCCTGGGTGAGCCTTTGCCCATGTATTATGCTTACATTAGGCACGGTAAATTAATTCAAGTTACAAAGGATGATTTAATAAAGGGAAGGAGATTATTCCATAAATTTGTTGATCGCGATGATAGATTTCTGCCATGCTTTAATGGTGGAGCTAATAAATGCTTGAAATGCAGCTACAGGATGCCCTGTGCTGCAGTTTGCCAGGGATTTTAATCCTTTCCTCTTTTTCCGTTTTCCTCCATGTGGCTAAAGTATAGAAAAATAATCTCTGGACTAATCATCTTTTTTAGTGCTACATGGTGTTTTATTAATACTAAACTACTAAACTAAGTATCTGCAGATGTTGGTTTGACTAAGCTAAACCCTGATAGAACCTTGCTAAACCACTGAATTATCTTTGCTATCTATAGCTCCGTCATAGCTAATTTGCATATCAAATGAAATAGGGATTTAGGGAGAGTCTCAGTCTCATCATAAGAAAAGATTAATATTCCTAGATAATATGCCGGATAAAAGAAGGGCTATAATATGGCTTATGGTTTCACCTCAAATTTGATGAAGGCTGTTGCTCGTGATGCCGCTAGAGTTAGCCGTGAAGCTGCAATAAACCAAAAGAAGCTACTAAGAGAGCAAGAAGCACAACGTAAGGCAATAGAACGGCAAAGGAAACAAGCTGAAATAGAAGCCAGACGGCTGCTAGCCCAATCAGAGCGGGAAAGAAAGCAATTAGAGAAAGAGGCTAAACAACAATACATTGCAAGCCGCATGGAAGAAACCGAAGAGAAAAATGTAGCAGTAGCTAACTATATTCTAGAACTAAGCAAAATATTAGAGCACACTCTCGATATAGATGATACTATTGAATTCGATTTATTGAGAGTGAAAGAAGAATTCCCGCCTTTTAAACCACCTCAGGGGTTAACCATTCCAGTTCCTCGCCCTGATAAGCAGGATTTCTTGAAGAACGTAAAATCAATGGGTTTTCTAGAAAATGCACTAGGAATGAAAGGCAGACATCAACGTGAAGTACAGGCAGCAGAAGCCCAATATGAGGATGCTCTTAAAGCCTATAACGCATCTGAATCTGAAAGGATGGCTAAACTTGAGCAGCTAAAGGCAGAGCATGATGTAAACCGTGAAGCATTCTTGAGAAAAGTACAACAGCGCGACCAAGAAGTTAGCGAGCTGGAAGCGGCATACAAGACAGGAGATCCATCCGCAATAAAGGCCTATACCATAATGGTCTTAGAACGTTCTGAATACCCGGAGGGATTTGCAAAGAGCTTCCGCCTTGCTTACGCACCCGAATCAAAAGAGATGGTAATTGAATATGAACTACCTTGGATCAATACTATCCCTAGTGTAGCTGAATATAAGTATAATAAGACGAAAGATACTGTTGGAGAAAAATCTAGAAAATCAAGCGAAATTAAAGCTTTGTATCAGGATATTGTAGCTGCAGTTACTATTCGTACCATCCATGAAGTCTTAGAAGCTGATCAAGGCAACTATATTCAGGTTGTTACCTTCAATGGTTTTGTTACAACTACCGATCCTGCAACAGGAAAGGATACTCACCCTTGCTTAGTTTCCGTAAGAACGACTATAGATAGCTTTATGGAGCTAAACTTAGGTCGGATTGATAAGTTAGTTTGCCTAAGAAATCTTGGCGCACAGGTATCATCTCGCCCTGATGAGCAATTACCTGTAAAGCCAGTTGTTGAATTCGATATGGTTGATAAGCGTTTCATAGAACAAAGCGATGTTTTAAGCAATATGGATTCTAGGCAAAACCTGATGGAGTTAACTCCTGGTGAGTTTGAAAACCTGGTTAGTAATCTTTTCGGTAAAATGGGGCTTGAGACAAAATTAACAAGGGCATCTAAGGATGGTGGTGTAGATGCAGTTGCTTTTGATACTCGCCCCATTCTTGGCGGTAAAGTAGTAATCCAAGCTAAGAGGTACAAGAATACCGTAGGTGTTTCAGCAGTACGCGACTTGTATGGAACCATGCTAAATGAAGGTGCTAGCAAAGGTATCATAGTAGCAACTAGCAGTTATGGGCCGGATGCTTATGAATTTGGGAAGGATAAGCCACTTGAGCTTATTGATGGCGGTGGTTTGCTATATCTACTAGATCAGGTAGGAGTTAAGGCTAAAATCATTATGCCTGAAGAATAGAGTAAAAAGGCAATAAATGGAAAGAAGTATTATCACAGTAGATAGTTATGTATTAGGCAATAAAGTAGATCCGAGGATATGCAAGATGGTCACCCACATCATCTACTTAGGTTTAGAGATATCTTTATCTTCTGATGTATGCAATTACGAGACAAAATGATCAAGAAACGATACCTTGCTATTTTGCCTTGTTCTAAGGAAAAGAAACGATTGAACAATGTTCAAGCTATAGATTTATATAATGGCCCATTCTATAAAATGATGAGAAAGTATTATTTAGAGAATGTAGATATTTTGATAATTTCTGCCAAATATGGGCTTATAAATTCAGGTTATTTGATATCCCATTATGATCAAAAAATAACTAAACAAAGGGCAAAGGAGATTGCACAAGAGACAAAATCGCGGTTGAATGATGTGCTTAAAAATAATAAATATGATGAAATATTGATAAACCTCGGAAAGACTTATATGCTGGCATTAGATGAGAGCGAAAGCGTGCTTGAAGGACAAAATGTTTGCTGGATTAATGGAAAAATTGGAGAAAGGCTTCACCAACTTAAAATTTGGCTTGATAAAATAGAAAATGGTGGAGAAAATCATTTATGATACTCATAGACGATTTCGAAGATGCTATTAATAGTCAGCTTGATAAGAATATTAGTAAAGATTTAGACCAGAGAAAAGCGGTCATAGCATCACCCGATGAGTCTCAATTCATTGTAGCAGGTCCAGGTAGCGGCAAGACTACTGTTATTATTCTAAAGGTTTTAAAACTAATTTTTGTCGATGGAATCGATCCATCCAATATTTTAGTAACAACATTCACTAAGAAAGCCGCTTTAGAATTGAGATCTGGAATATTAGGTTGGGGTAATAAATTAAGATCATTTTTTATAAATAGTTCTTCTAATTCAGATAAAAATTTTTTGTATACTTTAAATTTTAATAAGATAATTACTGGAACATTAGATAGTATATCGGATGACAATCTAAACCAATTGAAGGTTCCGGGGATTTCTCCGCCTATACTAATAGAGGATTTTGTGGCAAAAGCGCTAATGCTAAGGGAAATTTTCAAGCTAGAAGTAGCTGAAAACCCAGAACTAGAAGAAGTTGTTAAATTACTAAAGGAATATAAAGACGGTAGTATTTCCGAGAAATGTGAGATATTGCTTGAAATAAAGGATAGGTTCTATTATGACCAAGTTAATATTACTGAATTCAGTAAATTAGATAACCTAGGTATAGATATTTCTTGTAAATTAATTGAAAATTATATTGGAGAGTTAAGGAAAAGGAATTTTACAGATTTTGCTAATTTAGAATCCGATTTTTTAAGCCATTTGCGCAGAGGTGAATTAAGCGAGACTATTAATAAAATTAGATTTCTTCTAGTTGACGAATATCAAGATACAAATTTATTGCAGGAACAAATTTATTTTGAGATTTCGAAGATCGCATTGGGAAATGGTGGTGCAATAACTGTAGTCGGGGATGATGACCAATCCCTATATCGTTTTCGTGGTGCCACAGTCGATCTATTTAGAGAATTTCCATTGAGAGTTTATTCTCAGCTAGGGATTAGGCCTCAAATAATCCATCTTTCTAGGAATTATAGATCTACACCAAATATAGTCAAGTTTTGCAATAAATATATATTATTGGATAAAGAATTTCAGAACGCACGAGTTATTGATAAGCGCAGGATTAAGGCTGCCCGAAAATCATTTAATAATTATCCAATTTTGGGTTTATTTAGGGATGATGTTAGAATTTTAGCTAAAGATTTAGCATATTATCTTGATAGAATAATAAATGAAGAAGGTATAAAAGTAACCGATAATAGGGGGAGGGAATTCCTTATTCGTATGGCCCCTCAAACAGTAGGTGGATCTCCTGCAGATATTTCTCTCATTTGTAGTTCTCCCAGAGATTTTGATAAGAATAATAATCCTAGATTGCCATATTTAATGCGAAATGAATTATCAAGACTGAAAAAGCCAATTGGTGTTTTTAACCCTAGAGGACAGAATTTAGAAAAGATTAGGGGGGTTCAATTGTTATGTGGCCTAATATTAGAATGTTTAGATCCAGGGTCCAAGGTTCAAAAAAATATCGATAAAATGCCAGAAGCAATCAATCAAATTTTTGAAACGTGGAGAGATAAAGCACAAATGTATATTGATTATGATCCAGATCCTAATTCACCTATAAGTTTAAAGGAATTTGTAAATGCATGGCAAAACAGAAAACCGCTTGGACAAGCGAAATGGAAAAAAGAAATATCATTAATAGATCTCGCTTATAAATTAATTACTTGGATTCCGGATATACAAAATGATGTTGAAGGCTTAGTGTATCTAGAATCAATTACTAGGACAATCACTCAATTTGGATTATTTGATGATTTTGATGGTAAAATGCTTATTTACGATGATGATAATAAAAATTCAACATCCTCTATTAAGAAAGCTTATTGGAACGTTTTTACACCCATTGCCACGAACACTATAAAAATCGATGAAGATCTTTTGGGTACTTTGCCAAGGAATAGGATCAATATTATGTCTATTCACCAAGCCAAAGGTTTACAATTCCCTTTAGTGATAGTTGATGTGGGATCGGATATAAAGACCCTAAAATCAAAGACATTTAAACGTTTTCCCACGACGGGTGGAAAAGCATGCAATATGGAAGATCTACTGAGAAAATTTACACCGATAAACGAATTTGTTGCATGTAGAAGCGGAAAACACCGGGCTATTGATGATCTAATAAGGCACTATTTCGTTGCGTATAGCAGACCGCAGGATATTTTGCTTCTTGTAGGATTAAATTCTGTTAGAAATGGATCTGAAATTAAGTCCGGGAAACAGCATATACCTCATATTGCCACAGGCTGGACAAGAAATGAGGATTGGATATGGGATGAAGGGCTTAAAAATTTAATTCATATTTAGGTGGAAAAATGCATCTATCGATATCTTCGAAACCATATATAATACCTGAATATAGCTTGACTGGAGATTTATTGTCGTACCTTACATGTGGCCTCCAATATCGATACCATAATAAAGGCTCTCTTCCTCCTTCTACTCCAGTTCAATTATGGTTCGGAGAATTTATCCATGGTGTAATGGAAGAGGCTTATCTTAGCTGGAAAAAATCCCAGCTAAGTTTCAAATGGCCATGGGAACCTCAAATTCGCTGTATTGAACTAAATGTTGCTGAAAGGCTTAGTGCAAAAGGTTTAAACCCACCATATTGGCTTTTTTGCCCATACTCATCTGAGGAAAAGGAGAAAGAAGGATTTTGTAAAGATACAAATCATCCACATAAATTAACTGCCAGCAAAAGGGCGGAAAAGGCTATAAACACTTGGGGGCCGCACTTATTTCCTTTAGTCAGTCAAACCGAAATAAAACTTAAGGGGATTAGACCGATGCCTAAGGCAAATGGTATCGGTCGATCTGATTACTACGGCATTACTGGCGTAGTTGATGTAATTAGTTCTATAAATATTCATGATGCTGAACCTGGTAACCTGATATTACACTATATCCACAGGCATCCAGAGCTAATGGACATAATAGATAATTTGGATTCTCCTGAGTTCGAAATCATAATCGATTATAAAGGAATGATGAGGCCAGGAATCAACGACCCAAATTGGGCGCATCATGAATGGCAAATATTAACCTATGCTTGGCTTCGATCCCAACAACCTGAGGCAAAACCCGTAATTGCGGGAATTTTATTCTATCTAGATGAATTATCTTACTCTAATGAAGGTATGAAAGTGCTAAAAGAAGAGGTACAAACTAATTCAACTGATGTAATGCCTCATGGTTTAGATATGAAAAATATAAAAAATTGGAAACCAGGATTAGACCTACCTAAATTAACAGTCCATCTTACCGAGGAGCGATCTATAAAAATAGTTCCAATAAATCATGCATCGATTCAAGAATCGCTTGAAGAATTTAATGATGTAGTTCTTAGAATTGAGTCAAGTGTGCTTTCAGAACTAGGCGGCAAGAATATCACATCATCGTGGGAATGTAACCCTAAAGAGAGAACTTGTACAGTTTGTGACTTTAAGACATTTTGCATGAATTCAGCTCCAAGACGATATATTCCAACGGTACCATGATTCCAAGGAATATGAGTCTAAAAATACTTTAACTTATTGGAGGATCGAGTAAACACACACTTCAGTCTCATTAATGCAAAAATATGAAAGTTGTAATTAAGAAGTAACACCACTATTTCCATAGCAGGAGCTATCTGGGTGGGTGGCAGAGGTACCCCTCCCCTAACTTTTACTAAATAACTTTCCCTATACTATTTTTCTTCTCTCTAATAGAGGGGATATCCCTGGCACCCCTGCCACACTTCTCTATTGATTAAAATAACGGTATTACTTACTAAATTTAGCACATTTCACCCCTGCCAATTAACACCAATAGAATTTGTCCTAAAATTAAAAAAATAAACATTATCCTGACAGATTAGGGGCCTAAACACCCTAATGAATTATATTATGGACATGTATAGTTGGCACGATTTTCATATGTATGATAAAAAAAAAGCTAAAAATACGATATGGGGGCCTGGGCTTCAGATCCTCCGTGGCCCTGGCTGTGGATGCCCTAACCAGGAGAGAAGCCTACGAAGCCTATTTGAAAAAAGTCCAGGCTACAGGACATCTGGCCATGCAGGTGGAGGTCTGTGATCTTACTGACAACATTGACAGGCCAATGCCTTAAATGAGGATCGGAAGACCTCCTATAAGAGAGAAGCAAAGTACATAATTCCCAGTTCTTACATAGATATGCAATATACCATACAAAATCTATAAATACCATAGAAACTATGGCAATTATGGAGGCCACAAAGAATGGATGAAAAGGCATTCACTGCCTATCTTAAAACCAGCAAACTGGCACAGCTGCTGGATCAGGCCTATGGAGTTGGAAAAGCTGAATCTGAGGCACCCAGACTCTTTGCCATTTACCAGAGATATCAGGAAGGAGAGCTTAATCTCCATGAGATGGCCGTGGAGATGGGATTCCAGGCTCTAGGGCTGGATGCTGAGAGGATTAAGAGATGGCTACCTAAGCTGGTGCCCAGGGATCTGGGTGTTAAGGTCAATGTGGTGGAGATCACTCCCAGGACTGCTGGCTTTGAGCAGGAGGCTGCAGACTGGAAGGCAAAGGGTGGAGAAATCAGGGATATTAAAGGGGGAGAACTAACGATATGAAGACGATTTCTGAGGCTGATGCAAAGGCAATGACTGGAAGGAATGCAGTAAAGGTTATCCTGGAGGCCTTTGCCTCAGGTGATCAGCTGACTGATCCCATCTACATGAGGATTCACTACGCTAATACCAGGCCTACTCAGGAATTTTACCAGAGGGAGCCCTTTGTCCTGGTGCCCATTGAATATCTGGTTGAGAAGCTAACTTATGCCTGCTTTATGTCTGCAGCCATGGACGCTGATTTGGCCCTGGAGATCTCTGGCCCTAAATGGTTGACTGAGCAGCTGGATGCTGTCTGTAAGGAGATGGTCCCTATCCTCTCTGGGCATTATGGAAGGCAGGTGGAAGAGGCTGAATTGGAGGATGTCTGTGATAGTCCAGAGATCCAGGCTCTGGGAAGGGAAGTTATCCAGAAGCTCCTGGGAAAGGACATCCCTGATGGTGTTAACATCCAGCTCATTCCCATCAGAAATGCTGAGGAGCTAGAGCAGATTTTAAGGGGCACAGGGAGCCAGGGAGGGCCTCGCTGTGACTGTCCAGATTGTACTGGCAGAAGATAAGCTCAGCAGGAGCTTTCTCATAGCTAAAGGTCGGAAGGAAGAGATCTGGGCTGCCAGATCTCATCTTTCCAGGCTGGGGTTTGTGTGGCAGCCTGAGAAGAGGTACTGGTACAGGCTTTTCGATTTAGGCGCTGTTAGAAAGCTAATGGACTGGAAACAGGCAGACCTGACCCCTAGGCTGCTGAATTTCTACCAGCAGGAGGCCATGAAGGCCACTCCTGTCAGGTATTTCCCTGACACCTTCAGGCCAAATATGCTGATGACATATCAAGTCATAGGAGTGGCTGAGGCCCAGAAAGCAGGGAATTTCCTCTTCTGTGATGACATGGGCCTGGGAAAGACTGCTCAGACTCTAAGGATAGCTGAGGAGCTAGGCTGCAGGACCTTGGTAATCTGTCCCAGCACTCTGGTGGATGAATGGGGAGCCCAGATAGAGAAGTTTACCCATTCCACCTATGTCCCTGTCTATGGGCCTTTGAATGATAGAAGAGCTGCCTGGAGGAGGGCCATAGAGGCTCCATATCATTATGTCATCTTCTCCTGGGATGGCCTAAGAAATGCTCGGGATCTGAAGCTGGCCCAGGATTACTGCAGGGATGGACTCATCATCTTTGATGAAATCACAAAGGGAAAGAATGCCAAGGCTCAGAGGTCAAAGGCTGCAGCCTCCCTGAAGGCAAGGAGGGTCCTGGGGATTACTGGCAGCCCCATAGAGAATAACCTAAAAGAGCTGTGGCATATCCTGCATTTAGTCAGGCCAGAGCTTTTCCCCAACTACCAGAAGTTTGCTGACAGATTCATGATCTTGGAGGAGAAAAATTTCAGTGGCTATAAGTTCATGGACATTGTGGGCTATAAAAATCTGGATGTCCTAAAACAGATCATAGCTCCCTATCACATCAGAAGGTTGAGGACTGAAGTCCTGGAGCTGCCACCATCATCCACAGTGGTAAGGAACGTGGAGCTGTCAGGGCTCCAGCAGGAGATAGAGGATCTCCTCCTGAGCGCTTCTCAGGCTGCTTTTCAGATGGACAGGATGGAGCTGGTGCTGAAATACTTCACATACGGGATGGAGAATTTCATCAGCCCCTGCCTTTTGCCTAAAGAGTGGGAGCCTGATGAGGACATCCTGCAGGAGGAGCAGCTCCTGAAGTTCATTCAGGAGTCACCTAAGGACCCATCTCCCAGAGAGGCTGAGGTCCTGGAGATCTTGATGGAATCTGCTCCTAATAAGATCATAGTCTTCTCGGGCTTCAAGAAGGCCCTAATCAGGCTGGCCAGTTTTGTGGAGGAGCCTATCTCCTGGCTCACCTCTGGAGTGGACGTTAAGTCTGAGCTGGTTTCCTGGAAGGGAGAGGACTCCAGGCTGCTTTTCATGACCAGTGCTGGAGCTATGGGTCATAACCTTCAGGAGAAGTGCTCTATGATGGTGGTCCTAAGCTCTCTGCATAACCCCAGGATGATGGATCAGCTTCTGGCCAGAATCTCCAGGATGGGACAGGAGAAGCCTGTGACCTACTATGTCTTGGATTCCAACAGTCAGGTAGAGCGGAAGCTACATGCAAACACTGCAGAGAAGAATGAGCTGTCTGATAACGTCTTTAGAAATACTGACCTGGCAAAGATGGTGATGGTAGGGAGTTATTTGGAGGTGAGTTGGTGAGCGATCTTAAAGTATTTCTTTACGCTCCTTTGGCTCTTATGGGAGCAGCTGTTATTGATTATTTTGGATTTAAGGGGTGGGAGAGTGAATAGAAGAGGGTTCAGGGATATGCCACAGGTGGAGCTGGTGCTGATCCCAGAGCTGGGACAGCCCAGGTCTCTCACCTATTCAGATCCTTATGAGGCCAGATTCTGTGCAAGGGGGTTTGCCAGGAGAGGGCTTCAGAAGATAGTGGCCTGGTACGTCCTGGATGACGATGGATTGATCCTAGACCACCATGGCTGGGCTATGGAGACTTTGAAAATGCTGAGACCTGATGCCCACAGCAAGAGGGATCTGCAAAGGGTTGCTGATAGAACGCTCACTAAAGAGGAGAGAGCCCAGAGTTTGCTGAATATGATAGACTCTGAGAGGAGGATGTTATCATGAGGCTGATCGTGGACACCCTGGAGGATCTCCAATGAGCCCGGAGGACTTCAGCATTTTTGACTCACTGGGGATGACTGAGCAGGAGTTGAAAGCTAAGGCAAAGAGGCCATTGGACTTCTGGGTGAGACAAGTCAGGGAGACAAAAGACCCTGCACAAGCTCTGAAGCTCCTCAACAAGGGTGAGGAATGGACCCCTGAGCAGAGGATCTCTGTGATAAAGGGCATGCTCACACTGAATCTGGCTTCCTTCCTCACCTCAAATAATGTGGACTTCCTGGACTATGATGGCTGGAAGAAGTGCATGCAGGAGAATCCCTTTATCCCAGCCCAGATCCTGGATATCCCTAATGAGAGGGTGGTGGAGCTATCTGTCCAGGCCATGAAGACCCTGAGGCCCAAGGTCACTAAGGATATGATGAAATCTGGCAGGGCTCCCAAGCCACAGAAGCTCCTTTCAAAGTTACTGGACCAATGGATTCCACCTGCCAGGAAAGAGGAGAAGATCCTCTTTTTCATAGGTTGGGCAATTTATGCCACAGTAATGAAGACCCAGGCCCAGGCTGGAATGTCTATCCCTATTGAGAAGAAAGCAGTATCCTTGGCCGTTGAGTCCGGTAAAGAGGTCAAACCCATAGATGAATCTGGCCAGTTATGTGATATAAACGACCTAATGGCCAGGATAAAGGTGAATATAACTTAAATTGGGGATTTTGGAGGCTTATTTCATCAAATAGGGGCAGGATAATAGTTAAATAGGAGAATAGTAACTTAAAAAGTGTCTGCTGGTTAATTTGGCCTCCACAAATTCAGCAGACAATTGCCTGGAGGAGAAAATACTATTCTCACTCCCTGTCCCTCCAGGCTCCTCCCTTAGAATGCAATTCAAAGGTGAAAAGCATGCAGCATCTAACAGTTATTACCTCCCAGGAGAGGATCAGGCCTTTTGATAGGACCAAGATTGTACAGTCTTTGATCAAAGAGACTCAGGAGCTGGCTCCCAGGTTCTTCAAAGTGCCAGGGCTCTCCTGGGAAGAAGCTGAATCTATAGCTCTTTCTGTAGAAAAGACTCTCAGGACCATGCCCTATCCCTATCTCACAGCACCCCTCATCAGAGAGGTGGTCAATTCAGAGCTTCTCCTCAGGGGTCATAATGTCCATAGAAACATTCTCACCAGGGTGGGCACTCCAGTCTATGATGCCTGTCAGATGGACGTGGGCAGAGGGAAAGAGGATAAGGAAAACGCAAACCTGCAGGATAATGCAGAGACCAGCCATAAGAAGAAGGCTGATAGGATGTCTAAAGAGCAGTATCTCCTGCTTTTGCCTCCACACCTATCTCAAAGACACCTTGAGGGAGACCTCCATATTCATGACCTGGAGTACTTTGGCACCAGGCCCTTCTGCCAGGACCATGATCTCAGGTACTTCTTCTATTATGGCCTGATGCCAGATGGCAAAGGCACAAAGGCATCAGTGGCAGGCCCTGCAAAGAGGCCAGAGGTGGCCATCCTCCATGCAGTAAAGGCCCTGGGATCGGCTCAGACCAACTTTGCAGGAGGCCAGGGCTATTACAATTTCCTGACTTTCATAGCTCCTTACCTGGATAAGCTTCCCTATACTTCAAAGGACCCTAAGACCCTAAGCATAAAGCAGCTTATGCAGATGTTTGTCTATGAGATGACCCAGATGATGGTGGCCCGTGGAGGCCAGCTGGTATTCAGCTCAGTCCAGCTCACCCCAGGTGTCCCAAAAGTCTGGAAGAAGAGGCCAGTGGTGGCTTATGGAAAGATCTTTGATGGGGTCCATGAAGAGAGGAGATGGGTGTATGGAGAGCTGGAGCCTGTGGTCAGGCTGGCATTCAAAGCCCTGATAGAGGTCTTCCTGGAAGGAGATGCCTGGGGAAAGCCCTTCTCATTCCCTAAGCCTGAGATAGTGCTCTCAAAGGAGTTCATGGAGTTCATGGCTGACCCTGATGCTGAATACTGGAAAGATCACCAGTATTATGGCATGAGAGTGCCCACCAGAGAGGAGCTTTACACCCTGGTGGCAAAGCTGGCCATAATCTACGGCTCTCCATACTTCGATAATGAGATCCCTGAGTATAGGAACGCTGATGGAGATGGAATTACCTGCTACCAGTGCTGCAGCTATCATTTTTCATCTCGACCTGAGGACGATCCACTCTTTAATGCAAAAATGGACTTCGAAAGTGGTCAACATTTCTCTATGGGCGGCTGGCAGGTGGTGACGGGAAATATGCCCAGGGCTGCCATGAGAGCAAAGCAGAGGCTGGATAAGATGGCCTGGACTGAAGACACTGCCCTGGATATTTTCATGGAGGAGGTAAGGGCCGTTATGGACTCTGCAGTGGAGGTCTTTCAGCAGAAGAAGATCTGGATGGACCAGGCCCTGGCTGCTGATAGGATTCCTTTTGCCACCCAGAGGCCCAGAGATCCTTATATGGGAAAACCTGGGCAGGCTCTGGTAGATTTTGAGCAGCTGGTCTATGCTTTTGGCATCGTGGGAATGAATGAAGTGGCAAAGATCCTGACTGGCCATGAGCTGGGAGATGCTGAGGAGGCTGGCTGGGACTTTGCCATGAAGGCAGTCTATCTCATGAAACTGTACTGCCAGGAGCTGTCAGAGAGGCATGGCATGCATATGGTTCTAGCCAGGACTCCAGCTGAGACTGTAGCCCAGAGGTTTGCTGCCCTGGACCTGGACTGTGAAGACTATAGGGAGATGGCTTTGGGAGTGGTCAATGGCAATGTAGAGGAAGCTATGAAGCTACTGCCTCAGACCCTGGATGTCCCTGTCTATTACACCAATGGAGCCATGCTTAAGATGTCCACTCCTAAGACGGTGAGATATCAGGTAGAGAGGGAGAGCCAGTTCTTCCCATTGGTAGATGGCGGAAACATCATGCATCTCTTTGTGGATGACTGTTTTCCACTGATCTCAGCTCACTTTGACAGGCAGGCAGAGCTTCAGCAGAAGGTCAGAGATGCCAGGGATTCTGGAGATCTCAAGATGGCCAGATACTATGAGAAGCAGATCTTGAAGGGGAAACTGGAGGATAAGCTCCTCACCACATGGGCCTCTGATCTCTGGCAGGTCATAAAGGATATAGCCACTACTTCAGATGTGGGATACTTTGCCTTCACCAGGGATATCAGCATCTGCCTGGACTGTGCCAGCACTTTAAAGGGCAGAGTAAAGAAGTGTCCTGTATGTGGCTCCACTGCAGTGGATGTGATCACCAGGGTCACAGGATACTGCCAGGCCGTGAGTGGGTTCAATAGGGCTAAAAAACAAGAAGTGGAAGACCGGTTCAGGCATAGTGCTGATAGCTTTGGCATGGTGGTGGGATAATGAGGCCCTCCCTAGACCAGTATTTCATGGCCTTTGCTGAAGTGGCAGCTCTAATGTCCACCTGCCTCCACAGACAGGAGGGAGCTGTGGCAGTCCAGGGTAAGAGGATCATAGCCACAGGCTACAATGGAGCCCCTTCAGGTTTGCCTCATTGTGATCAAGTAGGCTGCTCCAGGGATGCTATCCTCTCTGGAGAGAGGCTGGACATCTGCAGAGCTGTCCATGCCGAGGAAAATGTCCTCCTCCAGTGTGCCCAGTATGGCCCCAGCTGTAGAGGAGCCACTATTTACACTACTCTGCAGCCATGCCTGGGCTGTGCAAAGTCCATGGTGAATGCAGGAGTGGCCAGGGTAGTCTGGCTAAAGGACTATCCTGATAGAGATGGGATTCTCTTTTTGCAGGCTGCCAGAGTGAAGACAAACAAGCTGATTGATGCCGTGGACGTAAACTGTAAATTTGGAGCTTAAGTGAGACCATGGACTGTCAATCTCATCATTGTGCTAGAGAAGGCACCTGGAGGGCTGACCAGGGCCAGTGGCTTTGTGGGAAGCACTATAGAGAGTTTAAAGCTATTGTTAGGCAGTGGAGTCAATACGCTGGTATGGTGACTCAGTATATCTGAGTTAATCCATAGATTTTTGTTTTATCTATAAGAATCTAGTAATCTACAGCCATCTTTGAGCAATCTATAAATACCATAGAATCTATGGCATTGCTGGAGGCCCATAATGGATATGAGAAAAAGTGCCCATAAAGTGCAGCAACCATTAGTGGGCAGACCTTATCCGGCTGGTGAGGCCAAATTTTCCATTTTTCAGGAGGAATAAAATTACGTCAGAGGTAGCTTTGGGAGGGGATACTGCAGTAGAGGCTGCAGCTACAAAAGTCACAGGAGAGCAGGCTACAAATAAAGCTATGGCAGGAGCCATGAGCCTGAGCAGTCCTGCAGCTTCAAAGATAGCTGCTGCTTTGGAGAAGGGGAATTCAGCCCTGGAAGAGAAAACAAAGCAGAGTGTAGTGGTTATCAATCCAGAGGAGATGCCTCCTGAGGCCAAAGATCTGGTGGAGAGGCTGAAGGCTCTGGATCAGGCCCTGATAGATAACAGGCATGTTGGCCTGGATAGGTTGAAGGGAGACAAAGAGAATCCAAAGAACATTAAGGACCCTGAGCTGGATAAGAAGATCAAAGAGGATCTTGAAGCTCACCTGAGACTCAGGTCTGAAAGGATCAACAAACTGGCCAGGGAGATTCTTTTCCTTTATGACTGGTATCAGGCCCAGCCTGGCATGACAGCTCTGCCCACTCATGCCCTGCAGTTTAAGGAGGTTATCACAAAGCCTCCTAAGCAGACAAAGGGCCTAAGGAGGCTGAAAACTGGCAGTTAATTTTAATCTTCTCAATGATTCTGGGGCTACTGTTGTACCAGAGGAGACCATCGTAGAGGAGCCTATCACAGAAGGACGCTGTGCTGCCTTTGTGATCCAGGGACTTAGGTGTGGGAGTTCCTCAAAGTGGAGGCCAGATTTTGGTTTGTGGCTTTGTGAAAAGCACTACCAGGAGATGATCTAAAATGAAGAGCATTATTCTTTGTTTGGCATTATGTCTGGCAATTTTCACTATCTGGCCTGGCATGGGAGAAGTGCAAGTAATATCAGAGATCGTGGCCAAAGGGAATGGGACTGTCTATACAGAAGTGCAAACGACAAAGACAAACTTACATGACCAGTTTGTGGCCCTCTCTCCAGGAGGCCTGGTCTACACGTCCCAGGTCAATGGCCAGAATGTCTCTATGAATGCTACTGAAGCTATTTCTCAGCAGCTGGAGATGGAAATGAATGGGATAATGGCAATCAAACCCATAAGAGATCCATTCAAGATCCAGGTGCCCAGGAGCTTTGGTAAGTTATAGACGAATATCTAAAGGGAGTGAGTCTGGATGGACATGCAATCTTTTGAGGCAAAGGAGAGACACCTTTCCAGTCTTTTAGCCCAGGAAGTGAAAGACCTTCTGGACCTTCTAAGATTTAAGTGCATCAATAAGGACACTGACTGCCTGGGATTTGAGATCCCCTGCTTTGTTGGTGAGGCTCCAGTCATAGCATTCCTGGCTATAACAGAACAGAGAATAGAGTTGTCAGCTCAGTGGGAGGGCAGGCCTACAAGAACCCATTATCTGCTGAGGGGAGGCTTCGTAAATCTGCCTGTGCTGCAGGAAGGGCTCCAGGTCCTGGAAACTGTTTGGAAGACTGTCCTGGAAACACCTGCAGATCCAGAGGTGATTGGGAAGGACTGGGACCAGGAAGTGAAGGATTCTCTAGTGGCAATCAGAGTCCTAAGGGAGAGAAGGGTGAGAATGCTAACAGAGATGGAGAAGAAGCTCCAGCAGATAGATGGGACCACTGAGCCCCATGCTCTGGATGGAGCCATAGGCTGTGGACTGGATATAAAAATGGCCTCTAAGGCAGAGCATGCTGCCATTATGCAGAAGATGGAAGAGGAGGATGCACTACCATGAAGCACGAAAATCTGTTAGGAGATAACGCACAAATTCACAATAAGATTTACCAGATGATGAGGGACAGGATTCTGAAGCTGCTGGAGACTGCCCTTATCTATGGAGAATCCTCTGGATGCTACTTTTCGGACGTGCTGGGTCTGACAAAAACTGTGGAGATCAGCGGCAGGACCCTTATTGTGGAGATCATCTACCAGGGTGATGAGCAGGTTACCATGACTGCTCATGAGCCAGAGGGAGATACTGTCTGGACTTACATCTGGACGGGAGGCCTGGTGAACATTATGCTGGCTGGGGATGCCATCAGGATTCTGGATATCCTGGAAAAGCAGGACTCTCTCATAGAGGGTTACCTGGATAAGAGAGATGCCTGGGTCCAGATCCTGGAGAGGACTTTCCAGTCCTTAGGTGGAGTGAAGACAAAGAGAATGAAAGCCTCTGATTATGTAACCATGAGGAAGGAAAGCATTGCAAGCTGAATCTTCTCTGGCCCATTCTATTTTGGCATAACCCTTAAATACCATAGTAACCATAGATGCCATAGGAGGACTTAAAAGTATGACTAGAATAGCGAAAGCTATAGGCACACTGCTAATCCTTATAGGATGCCTGGCTGCCATTGTGGGAGTACTGGTTTCCATGGCATTCATTATCCCTGGCATTATTGCCTGGTTCTTTGGAACTATTACGCTATGCATCGGGCTCCTTATAGGCTGGCCTGAAGAGACCAGGGCCTGGCTGATGAAGAATAAGGCTCAAGGAGAGGCCAGAAAGAGAATCATGCATCGGGAAGTGGATGCTGAGACAAAGAAGGCCCCGGCCCATAATGAGGGATAAACAATGGAGATAGAGGTCATCCCTGCATATCACATTGATCATGATAGGTGTCTGAGGTGTCATAGGCTACTGAAAAATCCCAGGTGGAGAAGGCTGGGGTTTGGCAAAAAGTGCTATGCGAAGCACTGTCAGGATTGCCAGCAAACTCTGGGAGATCCAGAAAAGGGAGAGGAGATGGGACTGCCCCAGGGGTCCATTGCAGCAGAGATGGCTTTACCTGCAGATGCTGGCCAATATATTAGCGGCCTTCCTGAGGGCTTTAGGCAGGACAGGGCTCTTGATCCTAAGATCAACAAAGCAGAGAAGAGGGCCGCACTGGAAAAAGCCTGGCAGGAAGAGATGGCCAGGAAGGACCCTGAGCCTACTGTTGCTCAGAAAAGATCTGCAGAGAAGAGGCTGCTGGACGATGTGGACAAAGCCCTGAGGCTGGAGGAGGAGAGAGGAGAATCAGATCCTGGTGAGCCTGCTGAAGAGGCTAGACCTGAAAATAAGGATAGACAAAAGAAAACGAAAGCCCCTAAGGGTCAGGCCGTTGTCAGTGCTGCAGCATTCAACAGGGCAGGAAGGAGTCTGGTAGTAAATGGCAGAGATAACAGGGCTTAATATCAAGTTTGTGGAGATCTCTGACGGAAAGGAGTACATCAGGGCAGGCACCTATGATCTGTTCATAACAAAGGAGACTCTGCCCATTCTGGTAGAGGTGGCCCAGAGAGTCAGGTTTAACTTTGGAAATGGGAAGGGATTTCTGTGAAATTCATTATAGCTTATCATTCTTCAGACTTGGACGGCCATCTCTCAGGAGCCCTGGTCAGATACTGGCTGGAGGAGCAGGAGAAGGTAAAAGAGCCCATCCAGATGCTGCCAATCAACCATGGAGAGCCGTTTCCCTATGAGACAATCAGGCCAGAGGACATTCTTTTCATGGTGGACTTTGCCCTGCAGCCCGTCCAGGAGATGGTAAATCTCAATGAGCTGTGCCACCTTCACTGGATTGATCACCATCAGACAAGTCTCGCTGATCCCAAAGACAAAGGCCATGCCTGGATGGAGGGCATTAAGGGAATCAGATCTTCAGAGGGAGCTGCCTGTGAGCTGGTCTGGAGATACTTCTGGCATCACCCCGAGACCCTGGAGACCTATCCTATGCCTAACTTCGTCCAATGGATAGGCCTCTATGACAGGTGGGATCAGAACGACATGGGGCTTTGGGAAAATATAGTCGTTCCTTTCCAGTTTGGTATGAAGGCCAGGGAGACTGATCCTGCCACTGATGAGGGCTATGAATGCTGGAGGCATCTCCTGGAGATCAAAGATAGTGAGGTCCTGAGGTCTGCAGTGACCAGCATTATCCTGCAGGGACTGGCTGTGAAGAGATATGCAGATAAACAGCTTAAGAACTTCATAAATGGGCATGCCTTCACCACCACCTGGAACGGTATCACCTGGCTGGTAATGAACGGTGGAGGGATCAATTCCGCCAAAGAGACCTCAGCTTTTGATCCTTCCGTTCATCAGGGTGTCCTGGGCTATGTGAATGCAAAAGGGAACTTCTGGCGTGTCTCCATGAGGACAGACAGGGATGACTTGGATTTATCGGCCCTGGCCAGGGAGTTTGGTGGAGGAGGCCATAAGAAGGCTGCAGGATTCCGGATCAAGGATCTTCCTGCTGAGCTGGTAGGGCCTGATTATGGAGAGGAGGAAGATGAACAGCCAAAGGCGGGGACTCCTGCCTACAAAGGAGGAGGCAGCTGATAAGGGAGTGAATCTTATGGACATCGATACAAGATTAAGCAACAGAGTGAAACAGATGGCAGATGGCACACTGGAGCCTATCACCTTTAATGATATTTTTGAGGCCCTTCTGCCAGAGGGATGTGAGGTGACAGATATAGCCCAGGCTATTCAGTCCCTGGTGGAGGATGGCCAGCTGGAGCTGGATGGGGTAAAGATCAAAGTCAGCAACAGGAGGCCATCTTAAGTGAATGATTTTTCCTTCAGCATTGAGATAGTGAAAGCTGAAGTCCTGGAGGATTTTAGGACATACTTCAAGGAAGTGGGTTATCGGAAGAATACGCCCATGGTCCACTGGGGTGTGGAGTATGAAATCAAGTTCATGGGCCAAGATATTCCTGAAGAGCCTGGGATGCTTTCCAGGAGGTTCATGGAAATCACGCTGAAAGCTGATGAGGAGCCGAGTCCAGCCACTATTGCCAGGGAGATCATCATAAGGGGTGGTCGCTGTGTCAGTGCTGCAGCTTTGAAAGCCAGGGATGGGTGGCAGATGGGAAAAAAGTCTGAGCCTCGAAAGAAGGACCCTTCAGTCCAGGAGGCTTTAGAGCTGATGCATAAGACTGGCAGGAATCCCTTGGAGAAAGAGGTCCAGGAAGCCCTCCCAGGGCTGGAGCTGGTTCGGACTAAAACTACAGCAAATCCCAGGAGATCCAGAGAGAAAAGAAGGAGCCATTAATCCCATGGATTCTATGGGAATGCCGGAGGCTTATGGAGAGATCGCGAAGAAAGAGGATGATTGATATGGGTGGAAATGATAAGAAAAAGGGGCCTGAAGTAGCCTGCCCAGCTGAAGAGGGGTGTAGCCTAACTAAGACAGAAGCTGGAGCCTTATTAAAGAGTGATAAAACGGCTTATGGCTTCAAGTTAGGACAAAGAACTTTGCAGATGACTATAACTGCCACTGAGGTCACCAGGGTGGAGCCTGAGGATGACTCTAGCATGGCCCTTGTAGAGGCAAAATATCGCCTAAAATGGCAGGGCATCACAGGCCAGGGCATGGAGAAAGATGTCACCATTAATTTTATGCAGGCAAGTGATGAGGGAACAGAGGAGTCCCTTCTCCAGCAGGAAATGATGGCTCTAATGCTTGAGGCAAAGAGGAGATTTGTAAGCTAATTAGATTCACTTTTACTCTTTTATGCTTTAAAACCTTTTAATTCATAACTCCATTTGAAGCTATGGAAAAAACTGCAGACTTCAGAAGCTCATTAGATCCAAAAGTCCATCTGGCCATGGAGATGCTGGCAGCCCCAGAAGTATGTCTCTATGGAAGAACTGGCCTCAGCTATCATCTGGTAAGGTGTGGGTTCTGCAGCCAGAGCCTTTGCTGAGCAAGCTAATTCCAGGAGGCTTAATCTGCATGAGGTGGTTGTATCTCAGGGGGATGTGGAGACTCATCCAACGGAATGATTGGATGACGCGGCATCTCTACTGATGACGGTTCTTAGGGATCAAAGGTTAAAGCCAATCAGTGAGTAACAAAATATCGCGTATAAGGAAAAATGAGTCAGAGGTTCTCTTTTTCCGTTCAGATTCGAGTTTAAGACCCTTGTCGATATGAATAAGGCCTTAAAGATCCTTGATAGTACAGGCTTCGATTACGAGTTTTTTCTTCTGCTAATAGGTAAATAATCACCTGACTCCTTCATACCTGCTAATATTATGATCTACTATAGAAATGCCAGATTTAGCAAGCGCAAAGTGTCCTTCTCGTACAATTTCAGGCCGATTTGCGATATTTTAGGTTAGGTTTGGCTAGGTGCAATCTGGATATAATGCTCACGAGTTCCTTTTGTCTGCTTCAAGTTGCTAATCAAATACACGAAACCTTAAGATACTAGAGATTGTATCGTATAAGAGATGATATGAGATCAGAAACACTAACTCAAGTATTGAATTATGAACTTGAGAGAGAGTCAAAATATCTGATGATATTACCTTGTTCTAAGAAGAAAAGAGCGTGCTAATGTGTTGAGCAAAGATGTTTCATTCAAGTTAGATCGCATATTGGCAAAGAATTATAGCGGAATTTTCGTAAACTCATGGAAATATTTTATTCCTGTGTTAGATGATTCTCGAAATGCGCTAAATAAGGATAAAGTTGTATGGGCATATGGCAAAATTGGGGAACGAATGCATCAAATGAAGATTTGGCTTAATTCGATTTATTTATCAGCTCATCAAGAGGATTTCGATGGATTTCAATGAATATATTCGTACTGCAGAGTCGATTTTGAAACATACTATAAGTGATGAACAAAAAGCTATTGTGGAACATGATAATGGCCCATTATGGATCATTGCTGGTCCGGGTTCTGGCAAATCTGAAGTGTTAGTTCTAAGGACTCTAAAATTGATACTCGTGAATAATGTAAATCCTAAATCTATAATAATAACGACTTTTACAGAAAAAGCAGCTAAAAATTTATTTAATAGAATTTTAAATTATTATATAGAAATATTAGCCCTTTGCCCAGAACATACTAATATAGATATATACGGCTTGCGTATCGGTACTCTGCACAGTCTTTGCAATGATATTATGCTCGAATATAAATATCCAGAATATGAAAATTACAGATTGCTCGATGATATTGAACAAAGTCTCTACATTTATGAACATTCTAATTTTGTAAGAGGTACTAACGAGTCATACTTACCTCTTTGCATTAGGCTTCATTATTTATTCGACCAATTTGACCCAATAACCGGGAGCAAAGGGTGGTCTAATCACGAAAGGCTGCCAAATAGATGGCGAAGATGCAAAGGTGCGGTAAGTCTTTTTAATAGGATTGTAGAGGATGATATAGATTTAAATCTAATGAACACAGCTGGCGAGCCATGGAAAACATTATTAACTGTTTACAATGAATACGTTAGATCATTAGAAGAGAATAGAAGGTGTGATTTTGCACATCTCCAAAGGAAATTTCTAGACTTTTTAAATTCACCGTTTGGTAGCCTGTTTCTTCAAGGTAATAATTCAGATACGCATCCGGGAATTAGACACTTAATGGTTGACGAATACCAAGACACTAATCCGATACAAGAAGCGATCTATTTTAAGATTGCAGAAAATGGGCATAATATTTGCGTTGTTGGGGATGACGATCAAGCGCTATATAGGTTTAGAGGTGGAACAGTTGAATGCATGGTGAATTTCGATAAGAAATGTGGGCAACAGTATGGTTTGCATTTTGATTATGAAAGATGGCAGAAATTCTTGAGTAACAACTATAGATCACACAAATATATAGTCCAATATTATGATAGATATATAAATTCTTTTGAAGCAATGAAGATGGATGGGGCAAGAGTTCGAGGAAAACCTCCTTTGAATGCAGAAAGTTCTATAGATGGTGAGTACCCTGCGGTGGCATTTATAACAGGAAAAACTATAGAAGATACTGCAAATAAGTTTGCATTTTTTGTTAGAGATTTACTAAAGAACAATGTAATTCAAAATCCGAACCAATGTGCTCTGCTAATGAAAAGCGTAAAAGAAAGTCCTCAAAATGCACTTCATTTCGCTACAGCCTTGAGAAGTATAGGTATTATGCCGTACAATCCTAGGTCAAGAACCTTTTTGAATCAAATTGAGATCAGTTCTGCACTAGGAGCTTTTATATCAATAATTGATCCAGGAATGAATGCATTGGAGGATGTTAAGGGAGATGGGATTAATGATAAAGTTCGTGATTGGGTTGAAAGCTACAAAACCTTGGCTCATAAAAACCAAGAATTAAGGGACTATGTGAATTCATCGATCGAGAGCATACGCAACAAGCCTCGAAATACATGGGTAGATGTGAGTATACTGGATATATTTTATCGAATATTATCACATGAACCATATATTACGTGGAAAGATGACTCAGAGAAAAGTTACAGGCTTGGGAAACTATCTGGTCTATTTGAAGCATATTCCTCGATACCATTGCCCCATGTTCCTGGATCAAATCGAGGGTTCTTGAAGACAAGTTCTGAAATTGATGGACAAATTAGCATTAGATGGAGAAAACAATTCTACTATTCATTAACGGGACTCCTTGTATCTTCCGGCATAAACGATCCCGAAAATGAAGCAGATATTTCGCCAATTGACAGGTTACCAATAATGACAGTTCACCAGGCCAAAGGATTAGAATTTGATTTTGTTTTTGTTTATGGGCTCAATCAAAGTGCGAAGGAAAAAGAAGCAACCATTTCATTAGAAAATGATTTAGCGCAATTCAGACGCACTCCCTCGTTATCTCAGTTTAATGGTTTGGAAAAATCCAGACAGGATCTAATTAGATTCTATTTCGTCGCATTTTCTAGGGCCAAGTATGCCCTTATACATCTTGTGCCAAAAAATCATTTTAAAAATGATAAATTTGGTTTCATTGGCAAAAATACTAAAGATTTTAGGAAAAATGTAAAAAATTTGGGGGCTTAATTTTGCCGTGGAGACTTTACCAAGGGTTATCCATTCATCGACCTACTCAACACCAAACAAAAAATAAATATAGTATAACGGCAGATATTTTGTCTTTTCAACTTTGTAGAAGACAATATGGGTATTTTTCCGTGAAAAATTTCCAGCCAGCACATTTGACACAAGTTTGGTTCGGAACTACTGCACATCAAGTCTTAGACAAATTGCATCTACATTATAGCGGATTATTGGACCCAAGAACAAAAGGGCAAATTCCAACGAATAAGAATGTTGAGGATTATTTTAATCAAGTTAACGAAAGTCTTAAAGCCAGAGGTATGAAGGCTATAAGCCCTAATCTTCGAGCAACTGCTCTTAAAGTCTTAACTCGATTTAATCGGATTGAAGGAATAAATCTTTATCCTAAGGTCATTAATACCGAATTAAGGCTTCAGAATGATCAAGGGGATTTTATATTACATGGCACTGTTGATTTATTGAAGGATATATCACCTGAAGGAGTTGCTGCAGGTCTGGACCCCGTTGAAATTTGGGATTACAAAGGATCAAAATGTCCAAATATTGATAGAAGTGATGGAGAACGAAAAATGCAGCGATATATATACCAGATGTATGTATATGCATATCTATATAGGCTAAAGACAGGAAGGCTTCCCAAAAAATGCATCCTGTATTTCTTAAATGAGCTTGCAAACGAACCCGAGCCTGAGTCAAGACCACAAAAGGCTACGCATGAGATAAATTTTGAGAATCCACAACATATTCAGGCGATATCTAATGCAATTGAAAAGTTTTCGGCTACCGTTAAAGAAATAGAGTTGGCAAAACAAGAAGATGCTTGGACCCCACATGAGACTGAAAGGCCAGACGAAGAAACCTGCGTTATTTGCGACATACGATGGGACTGCCAGGCCGCAAGAGGAAAGTATCCGATGCGTTATCCTTAAATCATTATGCTAAAATACTTCTTGCCAGATTGGGAGGATAGGCTAGATCCGAGTTTTGATTTTATTAGAGATAAATATTCTTCCGGCCATCTAAAAAGTCCTTATAATTATGACTGCTATGCGCATCAGTTGTTCGAGTCACCACCATATGATGGCTTATTGATTAGTTTAAGTATATTTGAATCAAAATTAAAATTAAATGATAATGGGAACGATTCATATAAAATACGATCTAAATCAAATATTAGAGACTATTTAAAAATTCCACCGGAAGCCAATATAAATGTTATGGGTGATTGCGGCGCTTTTAGCTATATTGATAAAGATTACCCGCCTTTGCCTTTCTATAGTGTAGAAAATATCGCTAATATTTACGACAAATTAGGATTTGATTTTGGAGTATCAATTGATCATCTTGCCGTTGACTATATTTTTTATAGGAATGAAACAACAAGAAAGAGAGAAAAGAAATCTTTAGACCTTCCAGATAAGAAACGTCGAGTAAATATAACAATAAAAAATGCAGAAAAATTTTTAGATTTTCATAAAAAAAATAAATATAGTTTTACCCCAATAGGTGTTGCTCAAGGCTACGATATTTTATCGTATAGAGAGTCGGTTAGAGCCCTAATCGATATAGGCTATGACTATATTGGAATTGGTGGGCTTGTGCAATACAAATCTGATTTCATTGTTCAACTCCTGAGAGAAATAAATGATTATGCTAAGGGAATAAAGTTGCATCTTTTTGGCGTTTTAAGGCCTGCATACCTTGAGGTTTTTGAGGACCTTGGAGTTTCAAGCTTTGATAGTGCTTCTTTTCTTCGAAAAGCGTGGCTTAAATCGGAGAAGAATTATCTATCTCCCGACGGAAAATGGTATTCTGCAATACGTGTTCCGCAATCATCTAATCCTAGGCTAATAAAAAATGCTGACCTAAATGGATTTTCCACGAAGGATCTCAAGAAAATGGAAAAAAGTGCTTTAAACGCACTGGTCCGGTTTGATAAAGGCAAAATAGATATTGATAATACATTGGAACGAGTTCTGGAATATGATAATCTTCTCTTGAGGGGTTCAAGTGAAATTAAAGACCTTAGGGGTCGCTACTTCCGTACTCTCTCTGATGAACCGTGGAAATTATGCAATTGCAGTATATGCAAACAGCTAGGGATTCAGGTTATCATATTTCGAGGGTGCAATCGTAATAAAAGAAGAGGATTCCATAATATTTGGGTATTTAGGCATTATGGAACGACAAAGGGAAATAATATCTAGCCAGGATATATCTTATATTTCACCTATATTACCCCCTTGTCTCTCGATACATCAAGAAATAACCAAATTGAATCTGTAATAAGAGATGTAAAAGGGTTACCCCAAGGGCACGCATAAATTGTATGTGTTTAACTCATCCTAATCTGCATCAGTAAACAACTTTCGTGATGTCTCACCTGACCTGCTCTTGAGAGCTAACTTCAAGTGACTTCGGCTACAGATGTCGTTTTCTATCTTGCATAAGTTATTGGTTCCCCTCCTTTCATTGACCTAAATCGTGACCAAGCGGACGATTCATGGGAAGCTAAATACATATCATAAATTAAATATTTTAATTATCATGACTGTTAAATCACCTAGAATTCAACTCTTTAATCTATTTTTGGGGTGATAGATAAAATTCTAATCGCCGGGAAAACTTAAGTAG